TAGTTCATATTTTAAAAGACTTGCTGGTACAAATAATCCTCCAAAAAAAGAATTTGAGATATCAAAACTTATGGGAAATGAAAACATTGGACCCAAAGTTTATTCATCAAGTATTAAAATGTTCACTTCAGAGATGATTCTAAATAAAATGAATAATACGTTTGCTTCAAAACAAAATATCACCAAAACAGATATGAAAGATATATTGACATTAATTGTAAGAATGCATAGATTAGGATATGATCATTTTGATATCCATGGTAATAACATAATGTATAAAACTTCAAAGAATGGTAAGGTTGAATGGAGATTGATTGATTTTGGTCGTAGTCGTAAAATACCTTCAAAATTTGTAGATATAGACTATAAAAATACTATAAAGTTCATAACAACTGAGGAATGTGTACATTTTTACGGTATGGAAAAGGATATATCGGATTTAGCTAAGATTTTTGTATTTAAATATCTCAAAAAAGAACAAGAAAAAGACAAATTAAATTTTAATATTCATCGTTCACGTTACAAATTTTATCTCTTTTTTGTAAAACTTTTAAGAAAAATAAATGAAAATACAAAATAAATATCCACTTAAACAATATTTTATCCACCAAGTATGTATTGGTTAACTGCAATAAATGTATCAAAAGAAACATATTTTGAAAAGTTGCAGATTAATGACAATGTAAAAATATCAAATGGATTTGATATGTTCAGCGCAAAGGTGATTCAAATAAATCAATATAGCATAGAGTGCAGTATTGAACCTTTTTTGAATAAGATTATGATACATAAATATGAAAATATTGATGGTGGTAAAAGTGAAGAATATGAAGCCATCATGAAATTACTTTATCAATTTACGGATTCTTTTAGAAAATTAGATAAATTGGATATGATGTTGAATAATTTAGCAAAAACTAAACCAGAATATATAGATCAAATTTTTCATGATTTGCAATTAATTCAAAATGTGAATTAGTATCATAATTTTATATCAAATATAAATAAAAATGATATTTTATTCATTAATGAAGTTGCGGTATCATCATTGGTTGCTCCAAAATCACTTAATTTTACAATATCACCACCATGTTTTCGCAAGGTAATGGTAAATTTATTAAATAAACGATCAGGTGGATTAAAATTGTATATCTTTTTGTCAAAATTTGCTCCTTTCATTGGCTTAATATCTCCTGTATTCATTGTTGAATTATCAAAATACAATATACTAAATTTATCATATGAACCATCATAATCACTTGAATGTAAGCGAGTACTAAATTCTGGAATATCAAGTATAATGTACATTTCATCATCTAGTTTTGGAATACTGTATGCTGCTAATTCTGCAGTTTTGACATATTCATATGGTGGAATACCTAGTGATTTGTTTTTACTTGTAACATTATTATTTGCATTATACAATGTTATTGTTGATGTTAAATTCACTGTTATTGTCATTTCTGTGTTTTGAGTAACATCACTTAAAAAATCACGAAAATCTATGAATAGATGTTGTTTATATGTTTTAAATTGTCTTTCATCCTCATATCCGAAATGTTGACTAATGTTTCGACTTCTCATTATATAGTGAACATATATTACATTTTCCAACGATTTCCACAATCCACACAAGTAATAAAATTAGTCATTGGTTCATCTGCACTTCGTGTTTGAAGACTATAATATGTTGTTTTCTTAGATCCACATTTTCTACATTGAAAAATACCATCAGCAACATCTTCGGAAGTTTCAATTAATTTTTCATCATTATCTAGATGATTTATATCACTTTCTTTCAAGAATCCAACATTTCTAGCATTAATTGTTTTATTATTTATAGCCTGCACAAATAACATGTTTTTTTCTAAATGATGTAATATCCAACAAGTTCGCTGTTTATATACATGTATAAATAATCGATTTGTCCAACATTTTTCAATATTTTTTGAATTACAATATTGTAATGAAAAATTATACAGACTCTTTTCTATATTTTCAGCTTTTTTTTCATCGGTATAAATATTTAATTTAAATATAATATCCTGTCTAGTGTTATTCATAACATATAATACACTTTATAGTTTAAATTTATTAATACTTTATATTAATTATTTTGTTATTTTCAACATCTATAGGTTAATTTCTTAAATTATATAAATGTAGTATCATGCATCTTTTTAGTTTTTTTAAGTAAATTATAAATATTATATATATATATTAATATAGAATGGCAAAGTTTATAGACAGTATATCAAAATGGTTGGTATATATTTGTACTACTATTTTTTGTATAGTTATAAGTGTGCTACTATTCTTAGGCTTATGGATACCATTAGTAATATGTTGTGTTTTTGGATTGATATCGGGGGTCATCAGATTAATATCAAAGACTTCAATTAAACTTGAAGAAGACGATGATTATGATGATGATGATGATAGTGACAGTGAAGAGGATAGTGACAGTGACAGTGATGGTGAGAGTGACAGTAACAGTGAAGGGGAGAGTGACAGTGACAGTGATGGTGAGAGTGACAGTAACAGTGAAGGGGAGAGTGACAGTAATGATGAAGAGGATACTAACAGTAATGATGAAGGGGATACTAACAGTAATGATGAAGGGGATAGTGAAGAGGATGAGACAGAGAAATGTGTAAAGATTGTAGAAGAGAGTTGTCCTAAATACTGGGAGCCTTATGGATTTGAAGGGGAGGATGACTGTTTATATAAGTTAAAAGGGACTTCGTGTGGGGTGTATGATAGTAGTGGGAGTGAGCAGGCTTATGATACTACAGGTTTAGAAGATGATTATAATAAGGAAGAGTTGCCCCCCAAACTCCCAAAAGATGGAGACAATAAGAGACTTAAACCTAAACCTGTGGGTAGTAGCAAGGACTTGGAAGACTTTGATTTTGATTTTTGATTTTGACGAGGATTAACTAATGAGTATACATTCACAGTTTAATTTTTACAATAAATAAGTTATTTTATTTATATGAAATACAACTTTGCAATATGCTATTTTGGATTATCAAGAAGTATAAAACATGTATATGAAAGTCATATTACAAATATATTTGATGTTTTAAAAGATCAAGGGTTTACATATAAGATATTCATGCATACATGGAAAACAAAAGATAACATTCAACGTGTATGGCAAAATACAATTAATGAAAGAATTGATTATGATGAATATAAATTATTAAATCCTGATCAATATAAAATTGAGTCACAGGATGAGTTTCTTAGTAATATCAACATGAATAATTATTACTATGGGAAAAAAAAGCAAAGAGAATGGGTTAAAGAATTATTAGTTAATCATATATGTGCACTAGAATCGCAAATGCGTGTTTATAATATGATGATTAATGATCAAAATACTTTTAATAATGTAATTATCATAAGACCTGATTCAAAATTTAACACTCCACTACCTATTAATAATATTTTACCATTAAAAGAAAAAGAATTTATGATTAGTGATTATAGACATTATGAAGGATTAAATGACAGATTTTGCATTTGTAGTAAAGAAGATAGTCATATATATATGTGTCGGCTAAAACAAATGAAAGATTATAGAAAAATAAAGTCTAGAATTACAGCAGAGTCATATTTACAATATATATTGAATAGTAATAATTGTGATATTAAAAAGATAAAATGGAACTTTGATTTGGTAAGACCTGATGGTTCACATGCAATACATTGAGGAAAATTTTTAATATAATTAAATCCAATTTTTATATATTAAAATGGAGAAAAATATTCTTTTATGTAAGTGGGGATTGGGTGATAAATTATTGACAGCAATTTCCATAATCACTATATCCAAATTAACAAATACTTCATACAAAATAATTTTAAATGCTTATAAAAATAGAAATTATAAATGGGGTGATAGCAATTATAATATTGATTTGATTGATTTCAAAGATTTAAATATAATTGATACTATTAATGAACTTAAATTGAATATACCAAAATGGACAGAACTAGGAAAAACTAATAAAACAATAAATGCTTACAGACAAAAATTTGTTAACAGTAACATTATTGATGTTAATGGACCTATTCCTTTGTCACCAATAGGTATATATGAACTATTTAACAGACAAATTGAATACTATAAAATATGTGAAACTTATTTAAACATTGCAAAATGTATTCAACCTTCTAATTTAATTAAGGATAATATTCCAGATAATATCAATGAATGCATTGGAATACATTTGCGGGGAACAGATAAAATCATAAATGGACAAAGTACAATATGGAATTCCAATGTTGAAGAATATAATACTCAACTAAACAAAACTATGAAATATATAGATCATTGTATTGAAAATAATGATAAATATTTTTTCATTTCTGGTGATTCTAAGGATAAAATACTAGATATCAGTAAATATATAAATAATAAAAATGGTGTTATAATAAATTGTGTTTATGATGATGATTTGACATATTTCAGAGAAATTTTAGATTTCTTTTGCTTATCTAAATGTAAATTAATTATACAAACTATAAAAGCTTCAACCTATTCATTAACAGCATCATTAATAGGAAATCAAAAAATAATTAATTTTAGCAGTGAACCTTCTCAGCAATTATTATATTATAATCTTTTTGAGCATGTAAATGTAAATAATGATACTATGTTATTTAATGATATTATCAAATTTTATCATGAAGTACTCAAGACTCATAATTTTTCATATGTACAATATAAAAATTTAATTAACATCACAAATACTAGCAAATATACTGTAATAGTACGCGATGGTATTCCAATTTTTCCTAAAGATTTTGATGCAATGAGAAGATTCAGAATACTTCAGAAATCTAATATAATCAAATGTAAAACATATGCAGTAAATTTATGTGATGGTGATCATTGTGATGATGTAATATCAGAAGATATTCCTCTATTTGCATTCGCATGTAAAAAAGAGTGTTCTAAGTATACTTTAATTCCTGATATTCATTATTTAGAATCGAATGGTTATCAAAATATAAAAAAAGATGATATTCCATGGGAACAAAAACAAAGTATTGCGTACTGGAGAGGTCAACCATCAGGTTTTAAAGTCACTGCTAAAGAAGATTTAAATTTATTACCACGAATTAAACTGGCATATTTATCAGAGAATTTGAATTTATTAGATGTAAAAATAACTAATGGTATTGTTAATCTAAAACGTGATATATCAAAATACCTAAAAACACTATCAATTTATGGTGAAAAAAAAGACTTTATTGAAAATTACAAATACAAATACGTAATTAATATTGATGGATTTGGACCTGCTTGGAGTGGATTATATCTGAAGCTTTGTTCTAAATGTCTTGTATTTTGTATTGAAAGTCAATTCAAACAATGGTATTATGAAGGACTATTACCATGGGTTCATTATGTTCCTATTAAATCTGATATGAGTGATTTAGAAGACCAAGTTAAATGGGCAATTAACAATGATGAAAAAGCAAAAAATATAGCTGAAGCCTCATACAAATTCATGAAATCTTTAAAACAATTTAATAGTAGTTAAATTAAATTGAAACAAAGTTATTATTGATCGCATTAGATTCAATCTGATTTATTTGGTTCTTTATATCATTATTAATATATAAATGAAGTTGTTTTTTGTTTCCATTTTCAAATAGTTTAATTACATTCATATCAACATTTGATAATTCTAGTTTTTTGATTAAGTTAATTTGATTTTGTTGAAATCTGTCCAATCTCATAAGCAAAGTTTTATATTCACCACCTATATATATTAAAAAATTTGTTTGCTGACCATGTGGATAATATTCATCAGCAATTTCACCTTGTTCTATACCATCTACTAATGTCTTTCTGATACTTTTAATATTGTCATTAAGTTCAATCTCAAATTTCATATCAATGATTTTTAATTCAAGCTCTTTAGGTAAAATACCATTGAATAAGAAATTATTAGCCATGGTATTATTATATTACCATGTAATATTAATGTTCTTTAGGTGATAATTACTTAAACATTAGATTATAAATTAAGATATGCTTGATCATTACAGTGATCATGAGATGCCTGATTTGTATTCTCGTATAGAAGATGCAAAGCAAACTATAACAAAGCCAAAAAACATAAATACTAAAAATTATCATAATATAATAGAAACTGTTTGTACTGATACACCAGAATTTTCATGGACTGGATGGATTATGTTTGGCAGAGAAGGTGACCATAAAAATATTAGACAACGTTTAATCAATTGTGAAGAAAATATCAAAAATTTGGTTGATTATGTCTATAAATTCATAATAATGAAAAAAGTATATTATAATTGGATACGAATTGCTTGTAGACCTCCAAAACATAACCACCCAAATGATAAAGGTGGTGCATTATACAACTATGATAATAATTGTTTTAAGATTGAACATAATATTATAGAACAAATCCATATCATGGAAATTAAATAACTTCATGATATTATGATTGGATTTGAAGGCATAGGAATAGTTGTAATGTTTGCAGGTCTTACAATGATGCGTGTTTTTATCAATGAACATTATGCATTTAAAGAATGGTATGATATGCAAAAAATAAAACAAGTAATTAATAAAAATGCACCGCAGTCTAATTATAAAAATGGTAATGAAGAATGTACTATATGTCTTGAAGAATTGAACAATAAGATTGTAAGAACCTTACATTGTAAACATGTGTTTCATAAAGAATGTATAGATAAATGGGTATTTACGGATCACAATTCTTGTCCAAATTGTAATGGAGATATTATTCGTTGCGAAGCATTTATTGATTATGAATCTGATATCTAATTTTATTTAAATTTTATTTTATTTCCCTTGCATATAATGTTTATATAATCAAATGCAAATAACGAATATGAACAGTAACAATAACAATAAAACTGGTAATAAGAGTTTATGTATAAAAAAATTTAATAGGAACAATGTAAAACAATATAAACACAATCAGAAAAATCTCAAGTTTTTGATTCAGCTTTTGAAAAGTGCTCCAAAATTTATAATAAGACTTATTTGGAATATATATGAAAAAATACTAAAAGAAAAAGTACCATTATTTCAAAATTCAATAAAAAGACTTAAACCTCCAAATTTAATGGTTATTATCAAACATGCATTTACAAACAAGAGATATTATACATTTGTTGCAGTAACATTATGTATAATAGCTTTTATGGTTTCTCATAGTGCCAATTTATATTATACAAAACAATATGAATCTAAAGCTGTAACAACATGGCTTGGTAGTGCAATTAATAAACTAAATAATTCAGTAGTTTCAGTTAATAGTAATACTCTGACAAAATTTTGGAATCAAGCCAAAACCTTTAGATATCCTATTATGCAAACAACAGGTTTGGATTTGATGTCAAATAGAGAAAAGAATGCACATATAGTATATTTAAAACATGTTGCGTCATATGCAGATGAATTTTCACGAGGTATTACAAAAGAAGCTATGTCAGGTGTTTCAGACTATCTAAAAAATATTGGTACATCAACCTTGCCAAAAGCATTTATAAATATGTTAAAAGGTTTTGTTAGACAATCAACTCAACCAAATATTGTACCATTACAATTACAATAATTTTCTAAAAGTCAATTTAACTTTTCTATTCTTATTATATCCCCATAATTCAATATTAGATGTACATAAGTTTTTATTATTTGCATGTGAGTTTAATAATAGTTCAAAGCCTTCTTTATAAAAATGTGCATTTGAAATATTAATATTACTATTTGCACCTGCTTTCAATAACAATTTCATTCCATTTTTAAATTGATGTATATATGCTTGATGTAATGGTGTAATACCATTTTTATTAACATTTGGATTTGCACCTGCTTCTAATAAAAGCTTTATACCTTCTGTATTTTTTTTATCAATTGCCATTTGCAATGGTGTATATCCTTTATAACCTTTAATATTAGGATCTGCACCTGCTTCTAATAAAAGTTTCATGCCTTTGTTGAATTTTAAATATTCACATACTTCGTGTAATGGTGTATTATTCAATATATTTATAATATTGGGATTTGCATTTGCTTCTAATAAAAGTTTCATTCCCTCTAAAAATTCCATTTTGGACGCCTGATGTAATGGTGTATATTGATATTTATTCTTAATATTGACATTTGCCCTTGCTTCCAATAACAGTTTAACCATTTCAGTGTGCCTAGAAATACATGCAATATGTAATGGTGTATCCCCACTTTTATTCTTAATATCAGGCTTAATATATTTGTCTGATATATATTTTATAAGTTTAGGAAAAAAAGCGAAAGAGCATTTAATATTCCAGGGGTCTGATGATGATTCAAATTGCTTTATCAATTTATCAGCTTCTATTTTTTGCTTTTTTAATTTAGCAGCTTCTTTTTTAGTTAGTTTGATATTCATAATTTTTACGCAGATTATTTTTGGCTTGAAATTGTCACTTTTCAGAATTGTAACTCACCTCATGTCAGTTTGCAAGGAATGTCGTAGCGCATGTTTGTTGGAAGATCATTATTCAGGAGACGTTGTATGCACCTCATGTGGTTTAGTTCAATCATCTCATATTATTGGTGATAATATTAATAATATTGAAGCTAACGATGTGCACATTGATGGTGAAATTAATAGATTAAATATTACACATGGAATGAAACTACATATAATGAATGAAATGCAGATACATTCTATAAGTTTAAATAGAAGTTGTTATATTATAGCATTTGCATATATTTGTACCAAAAACGCACAGCAAGTTTTTGATATTAAAGATGCAATGAAACAACTTAATCTATCTTCTAACAAATTAAAAACAATTCATAGTTGTATTAAACAATTTGATTCGACTGATAGAGTTTCTGTTATTAAGATGTGTATTCGTTCTATTGGTACAAAAATGAAAATTACACATGAGATAATACATAAAGCGTGTGAGTTTGTTGATTATCACAAGAAGAATATAAGTGATATTCCAAAAAGTTCTAAAATAATAGCAAGTAAAATATTAGAAAAATATTCAAAAAAAAATCTAAATTATATTAATGTTAATTTTAAATGAAATGTTAATATTTTGGCTTTTTCTTTTTGTTGGAACATATGTTGATAAATTATTAGCTTTAATATCTAACCATGAGACAGAAACTATTTATATGTCATTTGCAATGATTAATATACAAATTATTGCATTAGTATTAGCGGCAGTTTATTTGTCACGTAAATTTGCACATTTTATCAAGGATGAAATTCCAGGTGCTGGATTATTATTAGGTTATTCATTTTTAGCAACACAAAAGACTTTTGATAAACGAGTCCAAAAAGTTTCTAAGGAATTTCCATCTTTAAAGTCTTAAGTGTAGAACCTATCAAGTGATTCAACAGCAAGTTCACCTGTTGCAAATGAACACAATTCATCAGTATAATCAATAATATTGTCCTCCAAATGTTTAGTGAAAAATTTTTGAAGAATATTTGGAGTAAGTTTAATATGTTTAATAGATTCATAAAATGTATTAAATGTATTTAATTGTGTTGGGTAAAACCGTTCAAACATATATTTTATTTGTAATTTAGTAGCATATTCAAATTTTATAAAGAAATCTATACGTCTTTTAAGAGCGAAATCTAATATTTCCAAATGATTTGTTGTAAAAATAATTATAAGATTATCATGAGATACAATGCCATCTATTGTATTTAATAATCCACTAAATGTGACATGTGTTGAATAAGTATCAGATTTTTTGCGACTTTCAAAAAGACAATCAATATCTTCAAATATTAAAATTGTTTTTTTAGGTCGTTTCATTAATGCATATTTGAGTTTCTTATCATCAAGTTCACTATTAAAATCAATAATTCCAATAGAATAATCAATATAACTAGCCAATCCTTTTATTAATGTGGTTTTTCCAGTACCTGGTGGTCCATAAAACATATAGTTTCTTGTATGTGCAATATTTAGTTTTTTATATTTTGAACATACTTCATCTGAAATAAAGTATTTAATATCATTTAGTACAGAATCCAATTGTTTTTTTGGTAAATTGATTGATTCTAATGATTTATAATCAGATGATTCTAGAAAACACCAAAAATGATGAAATGTAAATATGTTCAGTTTATTTGCAATTTTATTATTATTGATTTTGTTGTCATTAAATTTGAATGCATTTTTACAAAATTCATCTATCTTATCTTTATCTCCATCGAGAATTAATTCGCGATATTGTTGGATGCTTCCATTAACAGCCATATAATTTCCTTTTCTTTGCATTGTAAAATTAATTCCATCATATGTAATAGTATCATCAATAGAATATGCAACCGTTATCTGGTATGTTTTTGGATGTATATCAACAAAATTTCCCTTATTTGAGTTGCATTTATAGTTAAGATAAATGAGAATTACTTCAATTGAATTGCATACATCATCTATACATATTAATTGCATATTTCACTTTTACCAACTTTGATATTTTTCTTTAAGTTACATAAATATATAAGAAATAATCACTTAAAAGATGAATTATTAAGAAATAAACTAATTATGTCACGAATATGTCCTGCTTGTAAAATATTACATGTACCTTCTGTATGTTTACAAAGATATCCTTATATGGTTTGTGCTGATTGCACGGAAAAAACACAAATACGCAATGGAGCTAGAATAAGATTTGGTAATTGTATTAGTGGTGGAATTGTAGGTTGTATTTTAAACAATGATTTTACACTTTCAAGTTATTCAGACGACAATGAATGTTATGTAGGTAAAACATTGTGTTATGCTCAAGAAACTAGATTTGGTGGTATAGTTATTTCAGTAAATATGAATCATAGAAGAAATATGTCTAAATGGAAAATACTTTCAAAAATCATTGGCAAGTTTAGAGTGCTATATTGGTCATCTGTAATTCATGCAAATTCACCAATCAGTAAATATAATCGTGGTGAATTTGTAAGTTGAGTATTATGATTGAAAAACAGATTTTATTATTTTATTTAATTTGTGAAATTTGTAACAATAATACAATGAAAACTACGGATAAAGCAAAACAATTTTTAGAAAAAGCGCGCAAAGTAGCAAAAGAGATTGCAATAAATAAAGGTAGTGTTTCTGCAGATAATATAAAAGAAAAAATTAAGATACCTAAAGGTCTTAGTCCAAATATAATGGGTGGGGTTTTCACAAATGAATTTGTTAAAAAGGGCTATCGAAAATCCACTGACAAATTAGCAAAAGGTCGTATTATTTCATTTTACCACTTTAAACAAAAATGTCTCTCAAACCAACGATGTTTCAAGCAATAGTATGCATGAGTGGCTTTGACATAGATATGATAGATGATATTAAGAATACGTCTCCTAAACACTGCACTATGCTTCATAAACCTTTGGCTTCGTGTCCAGGAGCTCTTGGTGAACGTGCAGAACTTGCTGTATTATTAGACTTGATTGAACCTTATATGATTGGCTCTATACAACTCAAAGTTATACATAATAATATTAAATACAGCATACTTATTTTCAAGTCAGGCAAACTCAAAATAAGTGGAGGTTGTGGTTCTATAAATGAACATAATACATTGAAAAATAATATTTCTACAATTGCTTCTCTTATTGCACAATGGGTTAAATCTAGTATTTCATTATTAGATATCACACTTATAAATGGACAATTTAATTTAAAGAAAATGTCAATTACAGAATTACAGAATAAAATAAGATATGTGGAGAAACATTTTGAAGTAATTAAAAAACCTATATATGATTTACCTGGAAGACGTGGAGCCTATAAACTTTATATTTATGGAAATCGCAAATTTCATGTGGCATTAGATACTGGTGGTTGTTGTCAAATTTTTGCAGCAAAAACATATGATGAGCTTAAATTTATTTACAACATAATGATTGATTAATGATTTTCTAGATTAATTTATGTGTGCTAAGAACATTAAAAAACTTGATTATGTATTAAAAAATGCAATAGGGAAAGAATGTCAATTTGAATACAGACCAAAAAAATATATGTTTGGAATTTCTAATTATGGTGATATTCCAGAATGGATAAACAAAGCTGATGGAGATCCTTGGGACATATTTGCTCCTGGTATATCCTCAAAATTACCAATCAATAAAAAATTTGTTATTAAGAAAATTTTAGGTATATTGCTTCTTGAAAATGGAAATCATAAAATAGCTATAAAGGTCAATACTAAAGGATATGATAAAGACAGATGTTTAGATGATATTAATACATATTGTAAAAAATATACTAAATTTCAAAATATGAATGGAGTATTTATTCATTTTACATGAATATAAAGAATATGTTCAATTATTTTATATGGATTCGCCAATAATCAAAGCAATAATGAGAGATAAAACATTAAATATGCAGGAAAGAATATTAGCATTTATGATGTTTGCAAAACCAGAATCTTTACCAGATAATACACGAAATGCAGCATATAATTTTCATGATACAGGAGTTACTATAAAGAATATGATATCTGATGGTAAACTAACATTTCATGGATTTTCATCAAATGGTAAATTGAATTATTCATTAAATGACATATAATTTTCTAAATAAATTTATATGTCAAATCCTGATGGATTACTTTGTTTTTTTGAAAAGAAATATGCAAATGCAAGTTCAAACCTAGCAACAAAATTTTCAGATCCTGTTGATAATACAAAGTTAACAATAGGAAGACTGAATGATTTATTACTTGATGATGGTTTTTATAATATTTATATGAATAGTATACTAAAGTTTATTATTAGAGTTTATTCAAGTGGACAGGAAGTAATAATAGAACAAGATGATGATAATATATCTTTTGATAATGCTGGAAAACAAAGTATTGGCACTAGTTTCTATGGAGATTCTACAAAATCAATTAACGTAAATTTAACAAACGAAATTGAAGGTTCTTTGTCAGTTTCTATTGAAAAAAATATTAGTTATACATCTCCAAGTGGACCAACACATATAATAGTTGTAAATAGTGCAATGTTAAATAATAGTACAGCAACAAATATAACTACAAAAATAAGATTCAAAGGTTCAAGTGATAACTGGCAAGCATGGGAGTCAAATGTATCTGATAGTCTTGAACATGAATATAGTATCCCAACAGGGTTTTTTGATTTAATTGACGCATCAGATATTCGAATTCAAAAAGTAGATAATAGCAGTACATTTGATGTACAATATATAGAAATTCGCAGAAATAGTGCAACAGGACATATATTAAGATATTATGATTCGGATAATAGCGAAAATAACATCGCATCAACACAAGGTATTATAACATTCAAACACAATGATGGCTCTACATCACCAGGAAATTGGGGTCAAGTAAATTTATATACAACTAATAGTCCAATAAACATAAATTCTATTTATGGTAATAAAATATATATAAGAGTTCATTGGATTCAACAATAAATATTATTATTATTTTCTAAGTGTAATTTATGTATATTACCTATGCAACATTTATAATAAATAACAATAAAATAAAAAAAAAAAGTGAGCAAATGTTTAGTGTAAAAGATTTATTTGATTTACTTAGTAATAAAGAAACTTTAGAATCATCAAATAAGCGTTTAAAAATAATATCTCTTCAAGTATGTTCAAATAATAAAGGGTGCACACCACGAAGTGCTAAAGGATATAAAGATAATCTTGTAGCATATATAGATGAGAAAGGAGTCACACATAAATTAAAAGATGCTAATAAATCTGAAAAATACGTTGTAATGTTTGTGAAAGCAACATATCAACTTGGAGATGTAAAATGTTCAGTGAGTATTCGCATTCCACCTAGTGGAGTTATAAAAGTATCAATAGGATTAAGCACACAAACAGAAATTAAAATAACTAAAAACCATGATAAAAAGTTGGATAGATTGAATAAACATTTAACAAGAGATGTTATTAATGTGTTAGAATTAGTACAAAAGATTCGTAGAACTAAATTAGTAAATATAAATGCAGAGGGGTATACTCTACTAAATAATGATGAAAATGTTAAAATTATGAATTTAGTAGAATTAACTACAGCAATTTCTAAAAGACTTCCATTACATGAATTTATACATGTAAATAAAGATGTGAAAATGATACCCAAGACGTATTTAAAACCAATTGAAAAAGGTGAAGCGCCTACTATTGGAATTACTATACGTGGAAAAGTTGGTATATCAGGAGCAACCAGTATAAAACAAATAAAGAACAATATTAGGGATTTACAATTTGCATTTGATGAACTTAAGAATATAATCAGATATAAGAATGTTCAACCCACAAAATCTATTAAAAAAACCAAAGAAGAACCTGTAAAACAATGTCCATCACGAAATCCACCTCCAGATGAAAATGGTATATGTCCAGATAATATGATACCAAAACCAAATAACAAAACAAAAGGTTTATGTTGTTATAAACAATCTCTTAGTACAAGTCTTGCAAAAACTCTGATAGCAGATTATGCTAATGCTAACATTCCTATTCCAAAATCTTTACAAATGCGTTTAAATAAATACAAATTTGCATCAATGAAACTGAATAATCATAAAATCCCTACATACAATAATAATAAACAACAATTTACATATGATGGCAAAAAATTTAATTGCATGTTGCTAAAATTGAATGAAATAAGAAAAATTGCAGAATATTTAAAATTAAATCCTAATGGGAAAAAAGCTGATTTATGCAAAAATATAATGAATAAACTATCTAATAAATAATGACTTAAAGACGAGTTATTAGATATAGTATATCGAATATGGCACCATTTGATCCTCCTATTGCTCATTACGCACATATCAATTTGATGGATATTGATGAAGCAAAGTTAAGGAAAATGGTTGGTCATAAGGGGATAAATTTATATGAAATAACGAAACATTACAATTTACAATATGTTTGGATGGATTATAAGAATAAACGATTACAATTATGGGGTACAGAATCACAATTTCGTAGAGGTGTCCGTCAGCTAATTGAAAAATATATTAGATATAAAATTAAAAAGTTTAGTTAGACCAATTTTAATTCAGCATTACCATGTTCTGTATGCAATATATTATAAGCACTTGCAAATATGGTAATATAAGTATTTTTGAGATTATTACCATTTATTTCTAAAATTCGTTTAGGTAATCTTCCAAAATCTATTGATCCAGTATTATATCCACTATTAGGTTTTAAAGAAAATGAATAACTATATATTGGATTTTGGACAGAAATATTGACATCATGAATAAAACTTTGAATATAGGAGAAATACGTTTCATTCTGTAATCCCATAATAATGTTATTTTGTGAATCGCTAAAATTAAAACGAGCAGTTTCAAAACGTATAAATTGGCCTTTATTAAAGTTAGTCAAATTTTCTTCATGAGATATAAACCATACTATTTGTTTTATAGGAAATGTAAATTGCAAATAAATTTTATTAAAATTAGATGTCAATTTTTCTTTTTGCATTAAAATTTTGGTAAAAATATAATCTTGAGGATTTTGAATTACAGTCTTACGTTCTTCTTTAAGAAGTGATATATATTCAATATCCAATTTAGCATTTAATGATACATTTGGCATAATTTGATTTCCACTCACATCATTTACTCTTTGATTTTCATCAAATTTACCAATCAAAATTGCAACATGTTCTTTGTGTTCATTTATGTTAAATTGCACATATAAATTATTTTCTGTAGAGTCATCATTATCTACAATATATAATTTGTTAAATGATTTAAAAGTAATGCGTATTTCCATATCTTCATTGTATAATGCAGATGTTGGAAAAAATTGAAGCAATTCATTTTGATCCCATAAATAAATTGGGATGTATAAATTCTGTTTTTGTCTGTATTTTTCATGAATTGCGCTTTCTGCAAATCCACCAATACTTTCAAATTCACTACTTGAATTATGAATATAATTAAATTCAAAATCTGATGCTCTAATTCCCATCATTTTATTTATAGCTTCATTTTTTGCTATATAATGATTAAGCATGTGCTTGACATATAAGTATTCACCAGTATATTCAATAATATCTACTGAATTTGTCTTAAACACTACTTTATCTATAAGCAAAAATCCTAGATTATTTTTATAAATTGCATTAGAATGTTTTTGTATTTCTGGAAGTTCTATTGATAAATACATTTTATAAAGCATATCCTCTATTTTGGGAATTTTATAAATTACAGTGTTACCTAAAGTAACATGGGGTGGCTCTGTTATACTTTCTTGATTTATAGAAAATGGTGTATGTTGGTGATATGATTCCTGAAACAAAAATGAAGTTGCATCCTCATGAATAAGTTTGTCTTCTGAACTATTTGCATATAATTGTAATAAACTACCAATATTTGAATATTTACTTTTGGTATCACACATGATTTAAAGTTATAATTTAATTCTTTAATTTAGTACATGTCAATAGAAGATATTGATTACTTAAAACACAACTCATTTACAGAGTCATACATGTGTTTTGTTGACTCTAAATTTAGAGATAAACTTAAGTGGCCAACACCTCAAGAATATGAACTTAAGTTTTCAACACCATTTAGAAATGTTTATTCAGTAAGTATTATTGATGCTAGTATTCCTAGAACCCAATATAATATTGATGTAGATAACAATAGATTATATTATTGCTTAGGTAATGATGAAAATTTTGATTATATTGAAATCCCAATAGGTGATTATGATGATGAGAGATTAATTGAAGTTATTAATCAATCATTTGTAGATACTACATATAACAACACAGGTGAGAATGTATCTATTAAAATAAGTAATTTGAGCGAAAATCCTGAAGAAAGATCAACATTTAAATTTACTTGTAATCTACCTTTTAAGTTTGATATGCTGCAATCAACTATTGCACAAGTATTAGGATTTGATATGCCTGTACAAAATAGTGATATATCTGATGATTTATATGGTGATGACAGCAATAATTTTATATTTACAAATACAAATAATGACGAATCAACTACATATGATGTAATTAATCAAAGTTCAGACAATGATATAATTGAAATGCTAAATTCAAACCAAGTTTTACGTTTTCATTTTAATGTACATTTAGATCACAGCTATCGTCGTATACATAGTATTAAAATTGAGATAGATGAAATATATGAAAATGGCGAAAGAGTAAATCCAGTACCTTTAAGTAATTATGAGCAAAACCGTAATGATGCTAAATCTTATGCTGAGTTTTATCTATATTACAATGAAAATTCAGGTACAATAGACAATCCAATTTATCAATATGTATTAAATGGAAATTTGAAATATATAGAAGCTTTAAATGATGAACAAGAGAACTCATTTTATTTATATTTTGAATATAGTGATTCTAATAAACCAGGTATTTTTTTAGAAGGACAACATTTATTATTTATACGTTCTTCATATAACTTAAGTGTTAAACTTGTTGCAGCAGATGCAAATCAAGAAATGTACATTCAACATGTTAATGGTATAATTACACCAACGCCAACAAATACAGTCTCACAACAATCAACCCCTAGTATTACATCAACGCCAACAAATACAATCTCACAACCAACCCCTAGCATTACATCAACTCCAACAAATACAGTCTTACAACCAACCCCTAGCATTACATCAACTCCAACAAATACAATCTTACAACCAACCCCTAGCACTACACCAACATCAACTAATACAATCACACAACCAACCCCTAGTACTACACCAACATCAACTAATACAATCACACAACCAATACCTACTTTTACACCATCGGCAACAACTACATTTACAGAATCTGTAACAGAAACTTTATCAGCAACACCTACTGTAGCAACAATGACAATGACTATTCCAAATCAAACACCAACACAAACACATATACCAGCAAGACCATCACCAACAACAACATTAACAGAGCCATCGCCAACGTATACAGCACCATCACCAACAACAACAATAACAGAGCCATCACCAACATATACAGCACCAACACCAACAGAATCAGTAACACAGACAATAACACAGGGAACACCAACTTTGTATTTTCCTCAACAAGAACCTCATTTATTTCCAGACGAATCTAATATAGCTGGAAATCCACTTGAAGCTAATGCAAATTTATCACAACTCAAAAGAATTAATGGTGGAAATTATGTCCCTGCAATTCATATAAAATCAATGGAACCTTTATATCAAATAATTGCACCTGGATTATATTCATTAATAGGAGATCGATATGTATTATTGCGTTGTCCAGAAATTGAAGAACATATGTATAGAAGTAGATCATTTGAACGATATACAATGGGAATTGCAAAATTTAATTTAGCAACACAAGGTTATGATGAAAATCGCTTAGATTATTCAGGATTACCTCCAAGAGAATTTCATCCAATTGGTAAATTATCTACAATGACACTTAGATTTGAACGACCAAATGGAAATTTTTATAATTTTAGAGGAATTAATCATACATTGACAATAGTTATTAAATATTATGAACCAAAACAAACAAAGCCTTTCACAAATTATACATTAAACTCACATTACAATCCAAATTATTTTGAATATGTTCAAAATCATGAAAGTGAATCAGATGAAGAAATATGATATACATTATTCGATATAATCTACAATAATTAACCAATATACACTACATATATCCTCTGCTTTAATTATAAATGAATAATTATTAATATCAATATCTGAAGCCCATATTTTTGTTTTCTCTTTGGCTGTTAATTGAATATTAGCAGTATTTATATCAATAGATTCATTATTTAAAAAATTTACATTAACAGTTGAAGCCCAGTAGTTGTTGTTAGCTGATTTTTCAAAGTCATCAGAGCTTACTTCTCCATGATAAAATGTGTGTTGTGGTCTTGATTTACTTAATTTTCCATTAGAATCAATCTTAATAAAATCTGTAGCATTACTATTATTGTAATTTATACATTTCAATAATGACATTGTATCATTAGTTATATCTGCATGTATTAATCCACCAATATATATTTGATTGTTGTGACTTGTGCTTGAATTGTTTGTTGCAAATTCACCAATAATAATATTATCATTTCCAAGTTGTTCAGAACCTGAATTAGATCCAATAATAATATTGTTGTTTCCATTAGATGCGATTGAACCTGAATTATATCCAATAATTACATTATTATTACCAGTTAATCTCTTTCCACTTTTTGCACCCAAGTAAACATTAAATAATCCTCGTTGTGAAAGTTGTCCACTTGCATAACCAATATATGTATTTGTATTACCCCTTGAAAATTTACCACTTTCTTCACCAAGAAATGTATTGTATTTTGATAATACATTAAGATTTAAGCCACTATTATTTGCAATTATGACATTACCAATACCAGAAGTTGTATTACCTGTAGAATTGCCAATGAAAATATTTGAATTTGTATTTTGATTTTGTAAAGCATTATTTCCAATTAAAATTCCATTTTCAGTGACGTTAAGGCGTTTATTTACTATAGCTTTTTTAATAGCAGTCTTTCCATTAAATCCAATTCTAGATTCATTTGAATTCATTTAATATAATACAAAAATATTTGTTTAATATAATTACAATGTCCATGTCAATGTACAATTATAGAGGTCCTAAAGCCATCAAATCACTACCAAACTCTCTTATGTATAGATGGAATCGAAAAAATATTTTTCATTGGGGAACCTTCAAGAGTAATCTTTATTTAGTATTAGGAGTTATTTTGGTATTTATTACTTTAAATTATTTAGCTATTGTATTTGGTAGAAAAGACTCAACTCCTATAACTACTGATAATGATGACATTGATTTTACTGATAATGATGAAATTGATGTATCTAGTTCTGATTCTACCTCTGCATTTACAAATATATCTTCTAACCTTGGACCTGCTTTTTATGATGCATTTATTTATACTACTTTTATTACTCTTGGGCACCCTACTAACATAAGTCCTGTATCTACATGGGCTAAAGTAAACACCATATTACATCTGCTGCTATTGTATATTTTTATGTATATTTTATTCAATCATCTTTTTATACCATTTGGTATGTCAGCATCTTCAAGGTTTTTAGGAATTTTTTCATTTATTTTGCTTCCAATTGCATATATAGTTGGACAAATATTAATAAAGAAAAATATAAATGAAGATGCGAGTATAATAGATATAATATTATCTGTATTTCAAACAATAACAGGCACTGCAATAGGTACTGACATAAGTGATGGTAATAATCACCTTCCTAGACTTTTTGGATTAGGATTTAGAATAATATTTTTAATAACCCTACTATTTTTTGCAAATCCAGTGTTAAATAAATTATATGAGGGTGTAGCTAATACCAAAACGGATGCTGCGATGAGAGTATCTCATCTTGCACAAGCATTTGCAGGTTCTCCTTCTCCAGTGATCCAGTGATAATTTAATTTGTAATAATATAACATGGCAGCACTCAAATTTGATAATATGAAAATTCAATCAAATGATAATAAATTAGAAATTACAATGAATGATGAATCGATATTAAGTTTTGTTCCAATTGCAAATCCAGATGTGTATATAAAATACGAAATAAAAGGTACAAAAGCATATATTTATATGAAAACTAAGGTGCCAATAAATTCTTACACATTTGTTACAAATGAACCTATAAAATTTAAAGGGCAGTCACAAATTAATAATGGTGAACATACATTTGTATTAGCATGGTCTAATTATCATAATCCAAATGTAGGAAAAATTGCAGGTTTCACTGTATTCAATTTATTTGATAAATCCGAATATGACTTATTTATGATTCTTGATAATGTGACATCTAATTTTAAATTTGAAGGTGAACAAGAAATAAATGATAATAATGGAAAATCATTATTGTATCATATTGAGTAATTGTTTAGCTTGTCTGATTAAATTGTCTAGTTTATTTTCACCACGAAACCATGTAGAATTAGCATAATCTTTTAATTGATTTTTGTTAGGAAATGTATTATTATTTCTGTAAAATTCAATAATAGCATTGATAATAACATCTTTTTTTGTATTTTGCATATTATTAGAAGAAGTACTTGCCATCCATGAATGAGCATTTTGTGCATTTAATGTTGTATGAATAATTTGATTTATATTTGATTCTTGTATTTTAATAGATTGCAATAAATCTTCACATGATTGTTTCATACCTGAAATATTTTTAGAGCTGTGTAATAATAATGGCAAGATACTACTGACTAAATTTTGAAAAGATTCTTTAATTTCATCTTTTTTCAAGACATTTGTTTCCTTATATTTTGACATCATTTGTTGTACATCAATAAGAATTTCACAAGCTATACGCAATATATTAGTATTTTGTATGATATTTGATACATATATTACAGGTACTCCTTCAAAAAATTCAAAATGAAAACACCCCTTACTTTGAATGGCATCTGTTTTTAGTGATACAAATAACCCACAGTTACATGTATCATTATTTAAATTAATTTTCAAATCACGTTCAAATTTTTCAACATCATTACGACGTACATATTGTACATTTTTAACCTCAATCAAACATTTAAATGAATCATCTAATAGTTTCCATAACAAATCCCCTTTTGCAGTATCTCCACTGACATCATCCATTGTACTTTGTGGATAAAAATAAGATATTTGTGTTTGAACAAGTGATTCACCAAAATCCCCTTTTGCTGCATTATGTACATCATTCTTCTTCCCTAATAAACTTTCTATTTTTCCTGCAAGTCGTGAAGATTCTTTAAATTCTTCAAATAACTGACTATTTTTTATTTTTAATTCATCGTTTTCTGATTTAAGTTGTGATAGTAGAAATTGATGATTGGATAACTGTGATTCTAATTGTTTTTCAAATGATTTTTTTATTTCACATTGTAAATTTGTATAATATGTAGTTAGTTGTTCTTTTTCTGATTCTATAATTTTATTAAAATTTTTAGAAAGTTGTTCGTTTAATAAATTATAGGATTGTTCCAATGAATTACGTTCATTATTGATTGTATCTATATTGAATAACCTATATCCATTAAAGTAAATAAAAGTACCAAGTTTTATTATTTCAAGTTGAATATCTGATTCACTGTTTAGAAAATTAGTTGGTAAATCATTACTTTCTATATTCATACATATAAATAAAATTACAATTTTAAGTATATTTCTAATTATATAAAATACGTTCTATGCAGCAAGGTTCATCTTTGGATGGTTTTTCATCAATATATATCCATTTCTTTTTTTGTTTTTTAACTTGTCTCCAAACATTAATATACCAGCGAAAGTATATAATATCATCATTTTCACTTATACCTTGTTCCAAATTCTTTATAAATGTTTCGCCCAACTCATTATGCATATTTTGAATGCAATCAACTTTCTTTTTAATATCTGCATTTACTTGTGATTCTTCAGGTGAAAGCTTCAAAAATGCAAGAAAATAACCTCTATTTGTACCATCTAATACATACCATTTATATAATGATACTGACAAAGTGCGTTCAGGAATTTTCAATATTGCTATAGGCCATCTTGTAAATGTTTTTGTATCCAAATTATAGGCAACATTGTGAACCTCAAATTTTTCAATATTACTATCATATTTCATGACTTTATTACTTGTCAACTCTTTATATATTGTTTAAGTGATTAATTTGGATAACATGATCTACAAGTTCTTTTTGGCATAGAAAAACATTTTAATTGTATCTCACCAGATGGTAAAATGTTTAGTTCTTGTATCCAACATGGACATATACTAGTTTTTCTAATTATATCTTCAATATTGTATTTTTGTTTTTCTTTTACTTTATTTTGATTTTCTTCAATATTTGTAAGTCGTTCTACTAGCATTTCAACAGTTTCCACTGATAATACACTATTTGACATTTTTACTTTTCTCTAGTAATTTTGCAAAATTATTTCCGTACTTTTTACAATACTTGCAATCTTTAACTAATTCTGTTGTTGGTGGATGATTATGCATTTCATCATTATCTTCAATACACACTTCTCTAATTCGTTTTACTATGTATTCTGCTTGCATACATAAAATCTCATCCATTTTTAATTTGTATTATACATGGTCTTTAAGTGTTATTTTTTACAACTTCTTCATAGGTTGAACGTGTATGTGAATTAAGATAAGCTATATTATTATAACTTCCTTGTAAAGGCGTATATATTTGTGGTTTGTTTTCTTTAATAATCAAAGAATTTGGCCTATTGATTTTAGGAAATTGATTTGCAAAAGTTTCGTCTGGTTTAGTCATATATATTTAAATAAGAAAATATGAATGACCAAATAGATTTATCATATCTCATTAATGAAACCTTAGATGAACAAATAAATTTATCATATACAATTAATGATAAATTCAATAATACTTTATTGATCAATAGATTAGGAAATGTATTTAAAACAAAACTTAAATCAAATTTAGATGAATTAGATTTAGATGATGTTGATACTTATATCTGTAATTGTCTTGAAAACTCATATAAACAAGTAATGTTTAAATCACATAATAAATATTTAAAAAAGAAAGATGATAAGTTTGAAGTTTGTTCCTTATGTTTGAATCAAATTGAATTCAATACATTCAAACGTGTGTTGCCTTGTGGTCATACATATCATAAGAAATGTATTGATAAATGGCTTTTTAATTATAATCATTTTAATTGTCCAAATTGTAGAGATCAAATATACATCGAATCAAATAAATTCACTCCAGAAGAATAAAAAACACGTTTGATTCCATGTAATCTCATATATTCTTGACAATATTTGCATGGTTTAGAATCAGCTAAACCACATTTGTTAATTCGCACAACATAAACTTGTGCATCATTTAATGACTTTGATTTATCTGTAAGTTGTCTAATTGCAGCCATTTCAGCATGCCTGCTCCATAAATGTGAAGGTACTTTAGATGTAGTTTTATTGTGACCGCTAGAAATAATTTTTCCAGCTTGTACAATAACAGCACCATGTTTATGGTTTTGCATTGATTTTTCTGCTTCAGTAATTGCAAGTTCCATAGCACCTTTTTTCATCTTCTTGTATTATTCCTAATATCAAAACCTTTTCTTTATGTAGGTAAAATATTTATTATATTTAGATTTCCCCCTGGATATTATTTACACTACCATCTCTCTACCATCTCTCTCTCCCATCTCTCTACCTCATATCTCTACCTCATATCTCTACCTCATCTCTCTCTATTTCTTTCTCTCAATAAATGCAACACAAAATTTTCTCTCGTTCTTTGTTTAATATTCAACTAGAATATCTAGGTTTTTTAGGTGGGCTACACAATACTTTAATTTGTGTAAATTGAGCACCAAGTTCCTTATAATCATCATCATCATCTTTATCACGATAATCGTCATCTTGAGGTGGTTTGCATGTCTTTTTATCATGACCTTTCATAGGTTTTCCACATTTTTTGCAATAATGTGTCTTGTGTTTTTTCACCACCTGCTTAATATAATTATTAGTTAGAGACAAATAATATATATATTATGAACATACCTTAAATGAACTTTTTAAAGTTCCACCAGTTTCCTTTTTATCATCCTTAAATAATGTATCAAGATCCTGTAAAAATGTTAGTACACTAATAATTATTTTTAGGGTATTTCTCACCATAAATGATGCATTGTGTTCAACCTGCGAAATTTACAGGGCACTTAGAAATATTATGAATATTTTTATATAAAACGTACATCCAAATAAGAATCCTCATTTTCTCCAAGTTGTACATCATGATGTACTTCTCTTGCAATTTCTTCAAAACTCACCTGCAAACAAAATTATTAAAGTGCATTTTAGTTTTGTAATGTGTTTATATGAAACAGAGTGTTAACTTACCGACGCGCGCGTAAAAGATACATCGCGAATCTTGCTGAGATTCTCGTGTACTGCACAGATATTCTCCTCCTGGTCAAAAGGTACAATGTATTGAAGGTTGTTAGAGTCGATTGTTGGAGTCGTCATTTTATTCATATTGTCCAACAGGTTGCAAGGCAGGTACTCACTCGAGAAGACACGTCCGCGCGTTGTTCCTCTTCCTCAAATAGCTTGAGTAAGTCCCCCAAAGAGTTCTCCTGCGACGTGCAAGTGATTTTTATCGGTGTGGTAAAACTACATGTGGTGTTGCGTAAAAGAGGAGACTGGGAGTTATTATAGAAGGTGAGACGTCCGTAAGATAGACGCGCTCGTCTCAAGGAAACACTAGCAACAACTTGGTCTTGAATATTGATGAAGATGTACACTTTGCGGGAAAACTTGTAAGTTTTAGGATTTGGGTTCAAGTGATTGTGTGTAAGTTGTGCACTAGGTACTCACCTCACTTAGTGTATCACTTGCTAGTGGAGAGTTCTTCTCATTGTCCATAGAGTACTCGCTCTACGCTGACAAACGTGCTGACGAACAAGGGGTGTGCTAAGCGTGTGCCGAATGATCGCTTGAGTTGTTTTCTGTCTAGAGTATTCTAGCGTACTCTAGAGTGTACTCTAGTGTAGAGGAGACTCTACTCTAGTGCAGAAGTGCTACCTCACCATCACACCTTAATTTTTGTGCTAGGTAAACTTTACAATATTTGTGTTTAACAGTTGCAGGTTTCAACTTTGGTAAATATTTTGTCCTGAAACACTTTGTAAACATGTCGCAGGATGGTAGTCAGAGTCAGGTATGTACTTCTCCTACTCCTTCCTCTATCCTCTCCTACTCCTTCCTTTATCCTCTCCTAGTCTCCTTCTGCTTCTTACACATGTCTATCTCCCTTCGAGATACTGTTCTGGTTCCACTGACAACTGGTTTCGACGCGCGCACTGACTTTTGTACTGGTTTCGACGCGCGCACTGACTTTTGTACTGGTTTCGACGCGCGCACTGACTTTTGTACTGGTTCCACGCGCGACTGACTTTTGCACTGGTTCCTTCAGTGTTTTGACAGCGCGCGACTGGTTTCCCCATGCTGTTGACAGCGCGCGACTGGTTTCCCCATGCTGTTGACAGCGCGCGACTGGTTTCCCCTGCTGTTCGAGACTGTACACTGTTTCCCCTGCTGTTCGAGACTGCACACTGTTTCCCCCTGCTGTTTGAGACTGCACTGGTTCCCCCTGCTGTTTAAGACTGCACTGGTTCCCCCTGCTATTTGAGACTGCACTGGTTCCCCCTGCTGTTTGAGACTGCACTGGTTCCCCTTGCTGTTTGAGACTGCACACTGTTTCCCCCTGCTGTTTGAGACTGCACTGGTTCCCCCTGCTGTTTGAGACTGCACTGGTTCCCCTTGCTGTTTGAGACTGCACTGGTTCCCCTTGCTGTTTGAGACTGCACAGTTCTCCTTGCTGTTTTGAACTAACCTTTGTTGAATAGGATGGTGACAAGTATGCTGATGATATTCTCAACATGATCAAGGAAGGTCTTCAACAGACTACTGATGTCATCTGCAACAATGCAATTGAGGTTCAGGTGAGAATAATTTTGATTAGATTAGATTTAACTATCTAAGAATCCCATAAAACAGGCTGGTGCAAAAGAAAAACTTGATGAACTGGAGGAGAAAATCAGCAAGAAACTCGATGAACACTTTGAGGAGATGGACGAGAACTGGACACGTTTGTTTGATGCTATGAAGAAGTTGACAAACATTGTTGAAACAAAACTCACGGTACGTTGTAATTGTTTAGTTAATTAATAAGGAACTAATGTTTATTGTATAGGCACATATGGCTGGAACTCCGAAGAGTGCAAAACGCAAATCAACGGGGTTCAAAATGGAAATAAGTGGACCACAGAAGACGCCCAAGAAAGATGACGGCAACAAAGATGAGGATGGCAACAAGACTGGAGCAAAAGCTGGAGAGGCTGTTGTAAAAGCACCTCGTGGACGCCCTCCTTTCGGAAAAAAATGGAATGGCAAGGAATATGTAGCTGATGATGTGTAATTAGCTGACTGAAAAGCAAAAACAGCTTGGTTTCTTTGCTTTATGTAGAGTGTCCCATTCGTCAATTGTATATTTTTTACCCATTGATTGATTACAATTTGGACAAATAGGTATTAAATTATGGAGATTATTACTACCACCATTTGCTTTAGGGGTATTATGGCCGACATGAAATTGAAAGACATTCATTTTATTATTACACCAAGAGATTGCACATTTATGCTCAAAATATTTTCCACAATATTTCAGCCATACCTGCTGACGTTCAGCTGCAGTAAATCCCATAAGAAAATATAATATTTAATTATTACTTATTAAACCATGAAAACCATGTATAGTTTGTTTATTTAATTGATATAAAGATTCAGTATTCATTGTGTTTACATCTATGATGTGTAAGAAAGTTTTATTTTGAAAATGTTCAATTTGTAATATTTGTAAATCTTTATCTGAAGATTCAATAATTGCAGGTTCTTCAATATATCCTTGAAAATATTTTGACATGCAATTACAATGTAATGTTTGATTTTCAACAAATGCTAAAGTATTTTTATAGAAATATGGCATTTCACCGCAAAATTCTGTATGTAACAGGAAATTTACAGTTCCATCAGTATCAATATCTAATATGTAATGTTTACTATTGTAATCATATTTAGAAGTTATATTATTCATTGCAAAATTTCTTGGAGTTGCAAATAAATGTAATTGATTTAATGTTCCAACAATATGAAATACTGGACTAGTTATATCTGGAATATCAACAATGTTATGTGTTTTTGTTCTTAAATTATAAATCAATAATTGAAGATGTTCATTATTTTTAAACACTAGTGAATCAATCACTGATTTCATTCCAACAATCATTGATTTAATATCAAAATCTGAAGGAAACATTGAGAATATCAAGTAATCACCATCACGTACAAAACTATGAATATAAAATGATTGTGAAAGTTTAATAGATACTTCAGTTTTAGCAATATTTGAAGATTCAGGTATACGAAAAATAATTAAATTTTTACCAACACTTGAAAACAAAATGGTATCATTGTTTTCATCTTTTTCATAATGTACATTTAAGAAATTACATAATTTGTTATCGAAAGTAGTTTCATAAAGTGTTGAAATATTAACAGGTGGCTTTGATTCAAAAATTGCATATATTTCTTTATTATGTTCAAATAATGATGTATTTGCAAAATTAGCAAGTGGCATTGGACTTTTTTCATGCAATCCTTTAAATGATTTAGGAGATACAGATATATCAATTTGTGAAAATTCTATTGCTTCATCACTGAAATTATATTTATAAATGCGACCATTACCTGATAATGGATATTTATCACGAAAAGGTTTTGCACTATTTTTATAATATTTTAAATTAAGCTTATGAGGAGTTCCTTTAACAAGTTTCATTCGTTGCATCTATTTATAATACAAAATTTATTTAATATGGTATATGCATAATATAGCAATTGTGGGGAATGGTAGTATTTCAGATGAACAAAGAGCTTATATAGAGACCTTTGATACAGTTGTACGGTTTAATAATCTTGAAAGTTATAGAGATGGTGAAAAGACTTCAATAATTTACTTTAGATCAAATAATGAGAAACATTTGAGATTGAAAGGAAATCCATTTCCAAAGTTTACATCATTTAGTAAACATAAAGCAAAGTATGATGCGCATACGTTTGTATTTGTAGCACCTCATATTAATATTGTCAAAAACATACCTTTAATTGTGAAATATTACAATACAGATAATCATTACATAATTCAAAAAAATCAATTTGATGCGCCACCAAAAAATGTATGTTGGTCAACAGGATATTTTGGGATTATTGATATGAAAATAAAATATCCAGATGCAACTTTGCATCTATTTGGTATGTGTTGGCATTATTTGTTACCTTGTGGAAATCTTGAAAAATCAATAATGAGTAATTTAGATAATGTTGTAATTCATCCAACACCTTACCAGTGTGTCCATTCAAAATAATCACGGATATTTTGGTTTAGGCTTAAGGTCTAACGGATATTTTGGTTTAGGCTTAAGGTCTAACGGATATTTTGGTTTAGGCTTGTAAAATAAGAAATAGCTGTACATATCTTCAATTTGTTCTTCAACAAGTGGCTTTAAATTTTTACTACGACGCAAACGAAAACCTCTATCTAAATAACATTGTGGAGGTTCCTGTAAATCGATCCATTTAAATATATTTTTGTGGTTATGGATGCTTCCATTTTTAAAGCATCCTTGTTGTGACATACAACGCCACAGTTTACAGGATTTTTTTTGTTTAAAATTTTTGCAAGTATTGCTAAACTTATTGACACATGCTTTATCTTGATTTTTATATATTTTATTACAATTTATACAATCCATTGACTCAACATTATTATTTTTATTAAGTAATAATACAATAATAACTAATATAAGAGCTAAATGTATTTTCATTACAATATATAAAAATTTTAAATTTTTTAAGTTTCAAGTACTTAAAATATTTTCAAAATAATAAGTTATGTCTGCTCTTGAATTGAAGAAATTCATGGAAACTTTTAAATCTAAAGAAGGTGGACCAAGTTCGAATATAAATTCGTTGCCTCCAAACAAAGGAAAGTGGCATATTCCTAATGACCAATATAGTAAATTTTTAGAATTATATGCAAAGGCTGTAGAAGCAAAAGGAATATATCAATTTACAGAACAACATGAGCAATATAGACCGATGGTAATTGATTTTGATTTTAAACATATAAATGAGTCAAATAGTGATAGAATATACACTGATGTGGATGTTAAGAATATAGTAGAATTATATAATGATCAAATTAAACATTATTTTGAAATTGATTTTGCATTATGTTATGTATTTGAAAAACCAAGTGGGACAAAATTGCAAGGGGATGTGTTGAAAGATGGAATACATTTGATGTATCCGGACGTTATTTCAAAATCAAATGTGCAATTGGAAATTAGGGAAAATGTTATTCATCAATTAAGTAATAGTAATATATTGAATCATTTGAATTTGAAAAATAGATATGAAGATATTGTAGATGAAGCAGTGTTATCTAAAAGTGGTTGGATGTTGTATGGGTCATCAAAGCAGGATCAATATCCATATAAATTAACACACATTTACAATCTTATGACTGAAAAATGTGTAATTCCAAAAAGAAGTCTTCTTGAATGGATAAAATTATTCAGCATAAGATCATATACATCACAAGATGAAACAAAATTGAAAGTTGAACCTACAATGAAAATAAAACCTTCTAAAACTAGAGAATGTGAATCGAATTATATTAATAATACAATATCACGAAATACTGTAGAGGAATTAGTTAAGATTTTATCAATTGAACGTTCAAATATTAGAGAAAAATGGATTGAAGTTGGCATTTGTTTATATAATATAAATCAATCATATATAGATATATGGATTAACTTCAGTAAACAATCTGATAAGTTTGTTGAAGGTGAATGTGAAAAACATTGGTCTGGATTTAATCCACAAAAACCAAATAAACTACAGATACCTACTTTACATTATTGGGCAAGAAATGATAATATTGATGAATATAATAAAATTAAAAAACAAGAAAATGCGAATTCACTGATGAAATCATTGGATGGTACACATTTTGAAGTTGCTAATTTATTATTTAAAAGATATGGAAATCAATATGTATGTGCTGATATAAGAAAAAACACTTGGTATAAATTTGATAGTGAATTGCATTGTTGGAAACCAGAGCCAAATGCTACACGTTTACGAACTACAATGTCAATAGAATTAGACTCTGAATATAAACATTTATCTGAAACATTGAAAAGAACATCAATGGCTTGCCCAGACGATCCAGATGCAGCAGCTAAAGTTAAAGCTTGTAGTAAATTAGTTAAAAATGTTAAAGATAATGGATTTAAAAAATCAGTCTTAAATGAATGTAATGATTTATTTTACAATGCAGATTTTTTAAGTAATTTAGATATTAATCAAAATTTAATTGGATTTACAAATGGTGTATATGATTTAGAAAAAAAGGAATTTAGACCTGGTAAACCAGATGATTATATATCAATGAGTACAGGACATGATTATCAACCTTATAGTCAGTATGATCCAAATGCACGTGAAATACTACGTTTTATTAAACAAATAATGCCTGACCCAGAAGTTGAAAAATATTTACTAAAATTAATTGCTTCATTTCTTCATGGAAGTACTGGAGATCAAAAGTTTCATATATGGACTGGTAGTGGAAGTAATGGAAAATCAAAATTACTTGACTTAATTGAAGAATCATTTGGAGATTACTCAATGATTCTACCAGTAACTGTTATGACGCATAAACGAGCAGGACCAAGTGCTCCAAATCCTGAAATGGCAAAAACGAAAGGAAAACGTTTTGTAAGTTTTCAAGAACCAGAAAAAGATGACAAAATTCATGTTGGGTTTATGAAGCAACTATCAGGAGGTGATACAATTATGGCACGTGGTTTACATGAATCACCTATTGAATTTAAACCGATGTTTAAAGCTGTACTTGCATGTAATGATTTACCAGAAATAACATCAAATGATGGAGGAACGTGGAGAAGATTGCGTGTTGTACATTTTCCATGCAAATTTGTTGAAAATCCAAATCCTAATAATCCACTTGAACATAAAATAGATAGAGATATTCCCAATAAAATTAAAAAATGGGCACCTACATTTTTAAGTCTTTTGATTCATCGTTTTACAAATTACAAAGAAGAAGGCATAAAAGCTCCTCCTGCTGTTATGAAGTTTACTGAACAATATCGTTTGAACAATGACATATTTTTAGAATATATCAAGGAAAATATTGATATTACTGAAAATGATAAAGACCATATATTAATAAATGATGGATATCTTCATTTTAGAATGTGGTATCAAGATTCTTTTGGTAAAAAACCATCTTCACGAGCAGAATTTAGAAGTTATTTAGATTCATATTTTGGTGCATCAAATTCACGATACGGTTGGCGAAAAATAGCTTTTAAACAAAATTCATCATCTAATATAGAAGAAAATTCACTTTAGTTACTTATAATAATTTATTTATTTACATAATTATAATGGGAATAACATTTAGCACTTCTAAGAAACTTAAGAAATACAAAATGCCAGTTAAAAAGAGAGGAAAGTATTCTGATTATAACTCAATTGGTATTAACTATCATATCAGTAATGAAAAAAAAGCTTATAAATTACTACAAGCTATAAGATTTATCAATTTTCAGACACAATTTACATTATGTAAATCAGGTAAAGTTACAGAATTTTTTGATTCCTTTAGAAAGCAACTTGATAAAATTGAAGAAAAATCAATTAAACGTAAGCTATTTCCAAATGATATTACAACTTGTGATGATTTTAATTATGATAATTTCATTTTAGAAATTCAAGAAACTAAACTGATTAAACCCATGAATACAGTGTTAACAGATGAGACATTTAGACCAATTATAGAATCTTTAATTGAAATTCTAAAGGATGATATTCTATGTGATGGTGATAAAATTAATAAAAATGCTGTTATTATTGAACATTTTAGAAAATTAATAGATTCTATTGAAAGTTTAATCTGCACAATGAGTGATGATAGTGATTCAAAAATAATTAAACGCGCAACGCAAATTTTAATGGAATATGATAATATGAATAAAGTAAATGAACGAGAAAGAAACCGACAAGCTTATTGTAGAAATTTAAAAAGGCAAGATGGCTTAACACAAGTATTAGATCAAGGGTATAAATTTTCAGAGGAAGAATGTGAAGATGATGATGATAAAGATACTACTTCAAGTTCAGATGATGATGATGATAATACTTCAAGTTCAGATGATAATGGTGACAATACTTCAAGTTCAGATGAGAGTGATATTAGTATTATTGATGCAATTGATTAGAGTTTATATGTAAAATAATATATTAAATAAATGTCTAAAGTAAATTATATGGCAACAATTAAAGTTAATGGAACTTTAGAAATTGGTAATGTTATTATAAATGAAGATTGGAATATTTCTGAAAGTGAATCCAAATTAAATATCGAATATAAGAATGAAAATATTGCTAGTATAAAAGCACATGAAACAGATTTAAACAACACAAATAAAATGATTGCAAGAGATGAACCTGATAGAACTACTAGCAAAAAACACTTGATGTACAAATAATATACAATGATTTATAAATCCAACCAACATGATGTAAACATACTTTACAAAATAAATATCTTGTTTCTTCGCAACCATTTTCATGAAAGATAACATCTTCGTCAAATAATGTTAATGTTGAATAAGATTTTAAAATGCAAATATTATTTGATGCAAATGACAAAAAATTAAATAAATTTTGTACACATAAACAAGTGTCAATACTTGACTCAATTTTTCTGTTGATAATATCATTAGATGAAAACAAACAAGTATTACATTTTTTACATTTGTAAGCAGATGTTAAGTGTTCTATAAATATTCTACCCATTATTATTTGGTATTAATATTTTGTTATTATTAATATTAGGTTTTTTGCTTAAGTAATAAACAAAAAGTAAAGCAAAAAATAAATTAGCCACACGAATCATAAATCGTGTAACATACAAATCTATCCCATATGGAAGTCGAATTGGTTGTCTTATATCACCTGGAATAATGCAATCTAATATAGGTGATAATATATCTAATGAAAAACCTTTTATAAGGTCTTGAATAGTTATTAATAAAAGTGCGCTAATTAGTACTTTTTTAACTGTATTATTGAACATTCCATTCATTTTATATACTATAGAAAATTAATTTATTTTGATATAATATAATGTCACAAAACAAGATGGCGAATACAGCTTTATTAGGTTATAAAAATGATATAGCAAATAAAGGCTTACAAAATATATATAGTTACATATACAAAAACAAAAATGCATTAAATTCAGAAATGCTTAAAAGAGTTAATGATGCATTAAATGTTACAAAACAAGTTTATAATGATTTCAATCCAAATTTAGCAAAGACAAATAAGAAAATTAAAACAATTTTATCTACAAAACCATATACTAATAAATTTTTGAAATATGCAAAACCACTTAGTAAAACAAAAGGTTCAGTTGCACGAGCAGGAGGAAATGTGTCAAAAGAATTTACTACTAAAGTATTAAAACCACCAAGTATTAGTCGTCCAAATGCTACAAAAAACAATTTATCAAATAAGACAAAAACACCATTAAAACATTACAATGCTCAAGGAAAAATTAGATCCGTGCGCCAACATAAAACAAAGAATGGGGTTGCAGTTGGCAATGCATTTTATGTAAATGAAAATGGCAAAAAATATGCAATATTTGGAGGAGGTATGTTAAAAGAATAAATGTTCACTTAAACAAATAAGAATTGAAATAATAAAGATGGAATTTCAATGTATATCCTGGTATGCGTCTGATGTTGAGTCTGATTTAGATGAGGAACTAATGCAATATAAGATTTATATATTTGGACGAACAAAAGAAGGTAAAAGTATATGTGTCAATACCAAATTTAATCCATATTTTTTTGTTGAATGTCCACAAACATGGACCACTGGAGACTTGCAATATTTTAAGCGATATATTATTGAAAAATTAAGATATGCTGGTGAGAAAGATCATGAAACTTATACATTAGAAAGTGCTGATTTTGTAACAAGGAAAAAGTTTTATGGATTTACAAATAATGAAAATTTTAAATTTATACGTTTAATTTTCACAAGTAAAAAAGCATTTACAAAATGCACATATATTTTATCACCAAAATCATTTGTGAAATGGAAAGAGCCTGCGTTAAATATTAGTGGAATTGGAGCAATAAAACCAATGACATTATATGAAAGTAATATTGATCCAATGTTAAGATTTTGTCATATACAAGATATCAAACCTGCAGGGTGGGCAAATCTGAAAAATTTTAAATTTACAAAAGTAAATAAGATATCATCTTGTGATATTGAGATTGAAATTAATTCATGGAAGGATATTATAGGTTCTAATAGAGAAGATATTGCGCCATTTGTACAAGCATCATTTGATATTGAAACATATAGTTATGATGGCTCATTTCCAGATCCAACAGATGATAGATGTCCATGCATACAAATTGCTACAACTTTTCAAAGATTTGGTGAAAATGAATCATATAAGAAACATTTACTGAATTTAGGAACTATTGATGACATTGATGGTGTTGATGTAATAGCTTGTGAAACAGAAAAAGAGTTGCTGGAAAAATGGAGTGAAATAATTGTGAAGGAAGATGTTGATGTGCTAATAGGTTATAATATTTGGGGTTTTGATTTACATTATATGTATACAAGAGCAGAAAAAAAAGAAGCATTTAATTTTTTTCAATTAGGACGTTTTTTGGATACAAACTCTTTGTGTAAAGAAGCTTCGTTTAGTTCAGGTGCATATGGAGATTCTGATTATTTAATGGTTGATACATTGGGTAGATTTCAAATTGATTTATTGGTCGTAATGAAACGAGAGCATAAATTGTCAAGTTATTCATTAAATAATGTCGCAGAACATTTTTTGAAAGATAAAAAAGTTGACATGCCATACAAAGAAATGTTCAAAAAATATAAAGGAACTTCAGCAGACAGAAAAGAAATTGGAATATATTGTATTCATGATACAAATTTACCATTAAAGCTTGTAAACAAGTTGGCAATTTTACCAAATATGATTGAAATGGCAAAAGCTACATGGGTGCCTCCAAGTTTTTTAATTGAAAGAGGACAAGGAATAAAAGTTTTCAGTCAAATTTTGCAAATGACAAGACAACATAATATGTTAGTAGTGACTTTGAAAAAGACTAATAATACAGAAACTCAGGCATATGAAGGAGCTACTGTGCTTGGTGCTAAAAGTGGTGCTTATATGGATACACCTATAACTGGATTAGATTTTGCATCATTGTATCCTACAATAATGAGAGCACATAATCTATGTCATTCAACACTTATAATGGATTCAAAGTATGATAATATAGAAAATATTGAATATAAAGAAATTGATGGTTATAAATTTGTACAAAATGTGGAGGGTATATTGCCAAAAATGTTAAAAACATTAGCAACAAATAGGAAACAAGCTAAAAAAGATATGACACAAGCTTCAAAAAATAATGATTCTTTTATGAAATCTGTATATAATGGAAAACAATTAGCATTTAAAGTCAGTATGAATAGTATATATGGATTTACAGGTGCAATGATTGGTATGTTACCTTGCAAACCTGTTGCATCTTGCACAACAAGTATTGGAAGACAAATGATTGATCAAACAAAAGAACTTGTGGAATTATGGTATCCAGGTGCAGAAGTTGTGTATGGCGATACTGATTCTGTAATGGTGAAATTTGATACAGGAAATCTCAAAGGAAAAGAAGCTTTAGAAAAATGTTTTAAATTAGGCGAAGAAGCAGCAGAAAAAATTTCAGAAACTTTTAAAAAGCCAATTGAATTAGAATTTGAAAAAGTATATTTTCCATATTTACTTTTTAGCAAAAAACGTTATGCAGGATTAATGTATACAAATCCAAAAAAACCAGATTATATTGATGCTAAAGGTATTCAAATTGTGCGACGAGATAATTGTAAATATGTCAGAGATGTATCTAAAAATGTACTTGATACAATTATGTATGATTTAGATATCAAATCCGCAATAGACATTGCTAAAAAAGCTGCAACAGATTTGCTTAAGAATAAAATAATAATTAATGATTTGGTTGTTAGTAAAAGCTTACGCCGAATAAATTATTGGAAAACTAGAATTGATATTCCTAAAAACGCAAAGTATATCAAATGCAATGGATTTTACTTGACACACGAATATAGTAATGCTAATTTACCACATATTACAGTTGCTATAAAAAGAGAAGAAAGAGAACCAGGAACAGGACCTAAATCAGGAGATAGAGTACCTTATGTCTTTATTGATACAGGAAATAAAAAAGATTTACAATATCTTAAAGCAGAAGATCCAGAATATGCAGTAAAACATAAATGCCAGCCTGATCTACAATATTATATGGAACACGGATTGCGAAGTCCACTCGAATCATTGTTTTCTGTTTTTATTGACAAACCTTATGAGGTATTGTTTAAAGATATAGTACAACAAAGATCAATTGAAAAGAATATGCAAGTTGATTTATATGAATTTTTAGATTTGTCAAATATATGATGACAAGAAAGCAATATTTTATAGCATCTAGACCTTTGAAATCATCAAAAACACGTTATTTTACAATTAAAACAAAAAATGGAACTAGTCGCTACATATCATTTTATACACGTAACGATGCACAATTATTTAAAGATTATTTGTTAAATTATCACTTACAATATGGTAAATGGCCCAATATCGATTCATCAAATAATATAAACCATACAATTATAAATCTTGAGAAATCTAGTAATACCATTTGTCATCCTATTTTTATAATAGGTTGGAATATAGAACTTATTAATAATACATCAAAAAAATTTTGTATTAACACTGTTATGATTCAAAGCTTTGAATATAATAATGGTAAATTGAATATGAAATTATATGACGACTCAGTTGATTATGATTTATCAATATATCGCTTTAAATTAGAAAATTTATTAAAATAATAAGTGCGCATCTTTGCTGTTTTAATTATTTCTTTAATTATATGACTATATTTGTTAGTATTATTTCATATTATAACAATGATTTGAATTATACAATAGAAGATTTATGTAAAAAAGCTAAATATCCAGAACTATTAACAATTGCAATTTATATACAAGATACCGAAGAAGTTTGTAGTGAAATAATAGATAAATACTCTGCAAATTCACACTTCATAGTAAATTGTGTAAAAAATGCAAATACAACTTATTCAAACATGTTGAAATATAATAAATCTTTGCTAACTAATGAACAATATTATTTACAAATAAACACAAATATTAGATTTACTTTACATTGGGATATAATTGCAATACAAATGTTGGGACAATGTTTCAAACATGAATCTGTAAATAATTATAAAGCATTATTAACAAGTTCAGGTGTACCATCATATATTTTTGAAAAAGACATTGAACTTGTAAATGCTGCAATACCTCATGTGTTGGATTTTGACTATATTCATAATAATACAGTACATATTAAATCAACTCCTATTGAATGTTATAATGTTAGACAAATTCCAATTAAAACTCATTTATTATGTAATGATTTTTTATTTGTAAAATCAAATTGGATAAATATATATTATCATCAAGAATTAACATTTCCAGATGAAAATTTAGTTACTAGTATTATAGCATTTACTTCTGGTTGGTCACTATTTAATGCTTATGATATATTATTTTATAAAGATGTTTCATCAACATTATATAATGATGAACTTTCTAATTATGATACATACACTATAATAACAGAATCATATAATTCAATAAAAGCAGTTCGTTCAATTGATGATTATAAATATTTATCAGGATATGATTATAAAAACAATGTTTTTATAGAACAACATACAGACTTTGTTACTAATGAAGAATTATGGAAAAATTTATATAAATTTCAAAGTACTTCTCAAGAAAAACCTACGTTATCAAATACTGAACAACCTACTTTATCAAATACTGAACAAAAAAAATTATTAATAGAAAAATCTAAAGAGGAAGCTGGATTAAAAAAGAAAAAAAAAGCTGAAGAATTATTAGCATATCAACAAAAAATATTGGAAGAAAAAAAAGCTGACATATTCCAATATCTTTATCAAGGAACCTCTAACATGATTATAGTATCATTACAACCAACTAAAGTATCTATTAAAAATCATATATATTTTGCTAAACGTAATCTTACATCTATTGTTTATTGTTGCCAAGAAAATATTGATGATAGTGAAATTATTCAAAGATTCACCAAAAAATTTAGTATAATAATCATTGTTAATGCTAATTGTTTTTTTGCAAATTACTTGTCAAGTTTACAAACTTTATTCAATTCCTTTAAATTACGCTTAAACGAATATAGCTATAAATGCAATACTAATAATTTATGTATTTTTGGAAAAAAAACAAATGATATTAAATATATTGATTTATGTACATCAATAACAAAATTTAAATTCAAAGTTCATGGATTTATTTACATTGAATCTGAATCTGAATTGAATTTAGTCAAAGTATTTAATGATAAACATATTAAGAAAGACTATACTCATTTATGTTATGAATTATTCAATGAAGACAGGAAGGAACACAATAAACAATAATGATATTTTAGATGATATATTTTTGAAGAAAGTTGAAGCAATGATGCAGATATTGCTAGAAAAATCTATATTTTCAGCTCAAAAATATATGCAAGCTACAAATCGTAAAACGCTTACAGGTAAAGACATTAGAATGGGTATGATATATGAATGTCATGAATTTATGAAACGTGATGATTTGGAAGAAGCTTTTTATAATAAATTGCAAAATTCAACAAGTGATGATGATGATAATGATGAAGATTCATCAAGTAAAAATTCATCAGTAGAAATTGTTGATGAAGATGATGAACCCTTTGAAAGAGCACCTGACAGTATTGATCCACTAATTGATACTATGAATAAATATGAATCGGAATGGAATACATGGATTCCACTTGATCCTTTACAAATCCATCTTAAAAATGCCATCGATATTAGTGGTTTAAATTTTTAATTTACTTAAAGTAAACACTATTATGATTCTTATACATAAACACATAAATAATAGTACGATGACTAGCAAAATAGTTCGAGCTTGTGTTTTAGTTTCTAAATCGGCATTTGATAAATATAGGGAACCTTTTATGAAAATGTCAATTAACAAAAATATAATATTCACATCAGACCCATTTGAGAATAAATTCACATTCAGTCAAATTATTAATAATGATGATATTTTAGCAGTTGAAAATGTAGCAAAAGAAGCAGTTTTGGTATACAAAGTTGCCAAAGAAGATAATTTGAAATGTGCTGATGATATAATAATCAAAAATATTCAAATTGAAGATTTACCAGTATTGCCTGAAACTATCGGTCTTGCAAAATCTCATAATCTAATGCCAAATTCTAGAGAAATTGAAGAATATATTATTCTTAATGGTTAATGTATTAAAAATAATTTTTTAAAAAAATATCATAATTTATTGGTAGATAATTATTATCTTCTAGTTTTATTTGTTTTAAATTATGGTGTTTTCTATCATATAAATCTTTGTAATTATTTACTCTTTTTGCAATATTATTCAAATCTGTATATTCAAGTTTGTTAAATTCCTGATGACCAAAATTCTGAATTTTATTTTGAATAAATTTTTCATCACCAAAGTATGACAAATGCCATCCACCATTATGAATCCTAAAATTTTTCATAACTTTTAGTGATCTAATATCATCACAGCTTATATCTAATTCATTATATTTCTTGTATGATATAATCTTAGAATATTTCCATTTATTTGTACATTTATTATATAAATTATAATAGTACATATCCATAACAAGTACATTATGATCAATCATTATATCTTTTGTTTTTATATTAGCTAAAGTATTTGGGTCAGGAATTTCATCTATATCAGCAATTACTATAACATCAGTATTTGATATACCATTTATGAATTGTATACCTTTTAAAATTGCATCTCTTTGAAATTTTTCATTAATCCATTGTTCATTATTTGCAATATTTATATTTGGAAATTTATGTGGAAAATCGTCAATGATAATATGTATAATTTTGTTATTAAACTTTTCAAATAAATTTTTGTTGTTTTGATAAAATAATGGTTTCTCTTTGCCAACATGGGTATGTGTTGATTCAACAAGTACAAAATAATCTACAACTTCATTTAGAATATTTAGACGATATTTTAGCAATTCTAATTCATTATAAAATGTAAAACAGTCAATTATTTTTATCATGTTTTTATAATTGAGATATATAAATTTTTTCAAATATTAACTCAAGAAAGTAATCCTCTATTAAAGTAACAATGTTACTGATATTGTTCTGTGATATTATTTGTAGACGAAAAACAGGTAAACCTTTACCTGATTTAGCAATGCAGATAATATCACATCATTTAAAACGTCTAAAGAAAAATACAACAAAATTGGAGGAACCATTAGAATGTGATTGCAATGAGAGATTGGTGATTAAAGGTGCATGCAAAAAAAAGTGGACAAAACATATATTTACAAAATATAGAATTAAGAATGCATTTAGATATAGATAATAATAATATAATAGAATATGTGGCAAATAGTAATAGGATATTTATTATTTATTACAAGTACATCTATATTGAATTATGTGTATGAAAATAATAATAATAACATTTCATATCTAAGAAATGAATTTGGTTACATAACATATGTTATTCCATTAGTTTTACATTTGTTTGAATATAAGACAAATGTATATATATACACTGGAATATTTAGTAGTATAATAATATATTATTACATATTTTCAAATTCAATAGTGACTGGTATAAGTATAGAACTGTTCAAAACATTATTATATGATGTTGCAAGATACAATATATATTTACTGAAATTAGCAGAAAGTACACATACATTAGAAGATGCAAAGCAAGAATTTCCATATCATGGTATTATATCTAATTTTGGAAATATAATAGAATTAAGATCATATCATCTATATGACAAATTTGAATATACTGAGTATATGTTATATGTATCATTTGTATTACTGTTAATCAGTTGTGTAATGTTGACATTTATGTGGAAAGATTTCAGAATAAATCCATTATTTAATAATGAATTTAAAAAAAGACGAATACATATCCAATCTTTAATTGTATTTTTTGGCACACTTTCTAAAAGTATTGGGGTGTTAGAAGTAAGTAGTTATATTAATAATAATAATGCATACATATATGATATTGTTCCACTTGGTATAACATTTGTATTAATAATGGCTAGTAAACATGTATTACGATTACAATATCGCATTTATAGTTTAATTTGTCCATTAGTATCATTAGGATGCACAATGGTTATATTATATAGTCCAATTAATGTGCCAAATTACATATTAAAAGGTTTTTATGCAATATTTCAAACAATGCATTTTACTATATTTGATACAACTCGTCTTATGTTATATATAGCCCATGACAATAAACTTATAGCATTCTACTGTGCATATGATACATTGTGGATTGGGATTGCAAAAGCCATAGTATATAGTAGTAGAAATTATCGACAATATTTATTATTGTGTAGCAATTTAATCTGGTTTATTTTAGCTTTGTATAGCAAAAAGTATTACATCAAAGATAATGAACGTTTAGAATGTATTGCACAATTGGAAAATAGTTAAGAAAATAATATGTTTGTATACTAAATGTCTGATGATGAATCCATAACATATACAATAACAAAAAAGGATTTTACAGAATCAGTAAAAGAATATATTAACATTTTTGATAGATTAGCTGAGATACGGAAAGATGTTGCAATGTTAAATAAACGGAAAAAGAAATTATCAGAAGTAATTGTAGCATATATGAAATCTAATGAAAAAGAGTATTGTAATTTAGGAGAAAAAGGATCTCTAGAAATAAAACAATCAAAAAGTAAATTAGCTTTGAAAAAGGAAGATATTGAAAGATTACTACAAGAACTTGGAACTGATGAAACAAAATCCAAAGAAACTGCAGAGTTTTTAATGGCAAATAAGACAATCGTTGAGCGTAATACGTTAAAAAGAAACATTAAACCTCTTGATTAGATTATGGATGAAAAAACGCATTTAGTGTTAAGTGGAGGTAGTACATTTGGTACAAGTATGTTAGGTGTATTGAATGAATTACAATTGAATAAAATAAAGTACATATCTGGAGTCTCAGTTGGTGCATTAATTGGTAGTTTGTTATGTATTTGTAAACCAAATGAAATTTATGATTTAATTAAACATAAAACTTTATTTACAGATGATGATATTGACTTTTCACTTTTCTTTGTAGAATATGGATTTATTAATTCAGATTTCATTATTAACATAGTAAGTGATATGTTCAAATATAAAATAAACAATTCAAATCCTACTTTTAAGGAGCTTCATGATGTGTCAAATACAGAATTATGGATATGTGCAACTAATTTGACAAAGAACAAAGTGGAGTATTTTAATTATAAACAACATCCTGATATGCATGTAAACACTGCAATAAGAATGTCAATAAGTATTCCATTAGTAATGAATAAAACTATTTATAATGAATGTGTATATGTGGATGGTGCAATAAAAGATGAATTTCCAATATGTCCATTCAATAATATAGACAAAAAATGTATTATAGGAATTAAGATAGATATTGAATCTAATATAGATATAAATTGTTCAATGATTGATTATATATCATCTATAATAATAAATATGTTAAAGCGATATGACGAGACAAATATAGGTATTGATTGTGTTTATATGAAGTTTAGTGATTTGCCCAATATGTCAAATGTATCATCAGAAGAATTACAACAAATGTATAATCATGGAATCAAGATTGGAAAGGATTGGCTGAAAGATTCATAGACCAATTACTTTCTGTTATTTGAACATTTATATATGGTTCTATTTCGGTGACTTGACCATAGTTAATTGAACCATTTGTTTTTATTTTATGTATTGCATTGTTGTTATCATCTAAACACATAATATATGAATTGTCTGGCATTGTATCATCATTTATTTCAGAATGATGAATTAGTTTAACAAAACAAGGATTTATAGTAGTTGGTGTATAATCTGATTCAACTAACTGTTTCAAATTATTTACAACTGTACAATCCTCATCTGTATAACAATTAGTATTTTGTTGTCTTTCATATAATTCTTTTATTCGTTTTCCAGTTGTATGAATATTTGCTCGTATTGTAGTATCATTCAGAGTTATAGTGTTGGTTTGTATATTATTTGCATATAATGTATTCTTAACATTTAATATATCATATTGTGCGTCAGATGGCATTGTATATATAATAAAATGTATTATTTAAATATGGTGAATTGCCGACTCTCATTTAATTTAACATTGTTGTTCTTTGTCATAAATCTAATAATTTTGTATAATATTGCAACAAATACAAAAAAAATTAATAGAAAGAAACAAAAACCTATGTATATTAGAAAACAAAGACAAATAAAACATATGCCTATAAATATACCAACTCAATCAATTAAACCTTATAGTCAAATCGGAATATTACATAATAACAATAAAATATTACCATTAATGGGTCGTCAAGTACATAGTGGTTCTTATAAATGGAATTATCATACAATGACAAATAATCATATTCCAATCCGCATACCATTAGAAAATAATGGAAAAAACTGTGAAGGCGCAAATGGTTGTAAAGAGTTATATTCAAATGATACAATTTATTTGCCGGAATATAATGATAAATTTACAATAAAATTATATGACAAAACACCAAGATATATTCCATATATCTAATCATAAAATTCATTTATTAATATATTTTCACTTATGTTTACTAAAGTGCGTGTATATGTATGAACACTATTTGGCATTAGTTTATCATCACGAATTTTTAATACCTGCCAATGTTTATCATGTAAATATATGCATTCAACAATAGTATTTTCATTTGGGTCAATTTGAAATCCATTTGTTTCAATCTTAATTCGTTTTTCAGTAAGTTCACCAGCTGTTTGTAAAAAAACTTTACCTTTTTTATATAAGAAATCAATTGTATTCAATTCCAGAGGTTTCCATTTAAACATTTTGTTATGTGTTCCAACTGAAACAATTGCAGTTTCTGGCATAAATATTAAACCATCACATTTATTATTTTCTTTTAGTGTTTTTATATTTTCAAGAGAAATAAATTCTTTAGTAATGAAATTAAAAGTTTTCGGCCAACGTTTTATACACCTTTCAAATATTCCAATTTGTTCCATTCTATTTGAAAAAGCATAAGTATGAACATCTAAACCACAAATTAAGGGAGTATCAAAAGCATAAAACATATTATTAACAAGTTCTCCATCAATAATAGTACCTTCATAACATTTTTTTGATGCTCTGATATTAATTAGATAAAGGTTGTTTGTTCTTGATAACAATGCAGACAAATAATGGTCTTCATATTGAACAAATACTAAACAATATCGTTCGCCATCATTCTTATTAGCAACATAGTACTTATCTGTTTTTAAATGTTTAAAATGTTTGCGTTCAATAGAAATAGGTTGTGGTCCTGGAAATTGATTTTTTATTGTTTTTTTCCATAATAAATTCAAATTGGTAATTATTTCTGAAACTTGATTAGAATCAACTAATTTTTTAACATTAATTTCATTAATTTTTGCTGATTCTAACTTTAATTCAATCATTTGTTATTATAAATACTTATATGTTTAAATCATAATACATTCATTTATAACAAAAATATTCATATTGTATATGGTTAACAACAGCAAAATTACAATTCGAACAATTGGAAAAAAGCCTTTTAGACGCCTTCCAAAAAGTGTTAAACTTGGGTTTAGTTTAACTATACTTGCAGGTTTTATTTATGGAGTTATTTATTTAGTAAGATATTTAATATCAAGATATAAGAAAAGAATATATAATAAGAAAAAACGAAGAAAAGAATTGAGACAACAATTAAGAGAAGAATCGAAAATATATCGCGAGGAACAAGCAAGACAACATATGCAACCTATGACTGGAGATTCGAGAGATTACAATTGGAATTATAAAACTGGAAAAACATATTATAGAAATTGGTGTGAAAATTATTCTGAACAGAGAAAAGTTCTTGCGAATTTAACCAAATCTGGGAAACAATCTGATTTAGATAATTTGAATTCATTTAATTGTGAATATTATCACAAATGTAGTAACCCCAGGAGAAAAAAGTGGCTTGAGGACAGTTGTGGTGAAAATGGACACCTGAGTCGCTTTAATGAAGAAGATGAGGATAATCCAGATAATCAGTTTGTTAATCCATGTAGGTGCCTAAATGAGCCAAGTTTTTACATTAAAAATGAAACAAACTTAAACGAAGATTAAGTAATATAAATATTATGAGTGACGACATTCATCATATTGAATTTGGTGTGCTAAGCGCATCTGAAATTCGGGCGTTATCTGTAGTTGAGGTAACGTGTCATGATATATTAGAAAAGGGATTACCAAAACACAATGGATTAGCAGATTTAAGGTTAGGAACGATTGATAGACAGTTTAGATGTCATACATGTAAATGTAGTGCGGTTGAGTGTCCTGGACATTATGGACATATTGAATTACATACACCTGTTTATCATATAAATTTCATTAAAACGGTTGGAAAGATTTTGCAAACCATATGTGTAAAATGCAGTAAATGTAAATATGTAGGAAATAATAATCCAAATGAAAAAGGAAGTAAATTATTCAAGTCAATTTCAGATAATGCAAAAACAAAACTCAAATGTCCATTTTGTGATGAAGTACAACCAAAGATTATTGTAGATAAACATGAGATATTTTTAGAAAGTGCTCAAGAGCGAAAGAATTTATCAGCTGGTGAGTGTTTGCAAATTTTGAATAACATGACAGATGAAACGATAAAATCTATAGGGTTTTCAATTAATAACAAACCAGTAAATATGATATTTGAGGTATTACTTGTTCCTCCACCACATGTAAGACCATCTGTAAATATGGATTCTGCATTAAGATCTCAAGATGATTTAACACATAAACTTTCAGAGATTGTTAAAACAAACAATATTTTGAAAAAGACAGATAAAACAACAAGCTCATATCAATCATTATGCGAGTTATTACAATATCATATTACGACATATATTGATAATAATGTAACTGGGATAGCACCTGCAACACAAAGAACTGGAAGACCGATAAAATCAATAACACAACGTCTAAAATCGAAAGAGGGAAGAATTCGTGGAAATTTAATGGGTAAACGTGTTAACTTTTCTGCTCGCACAGTAATTACTGCGGAGCCTGATATAGATTTAGATGAATTAGGTGTACCATGGGAAATAGCAACGACATTAACATATCCTGATATTGTAACAAAGTATAATATTAAAATTCTGCAAAATTATGTAAATAATGGTCCAACTCCTATATTTGGTGTAACAGGTGCAAATTTCATTATTCATAATGGAATAACAAAAGATTTACGATTTGTTAAAAATGTGAGAGTTGAAATTGGAGATACTGTAGTGCGTCATTTAAAAGATGGTGATGTTGTAATTTTCAATCGCCAACCAAGTTTACACAAAATGTCAATGATGGGTCATAAAATCAAAATAATGAAACATTCAACATTTAGAATGAATGTATGTGCAACAACTCCATATAATGCAGATTTTGATGGTGATGAAATGAATTTACATGCACCTCAATCATACACAACGCGAACAGAGATTAAAGAAATTATGATGGTATCAAACAATATTGTAAGTCCTCAAAGTAATAAACCTGTAATTGGTATTATTCAAGATGCATTACTAGCTTCATTCAAAATGACCCATAAAAATGTTCTAATTCGTGAAGATGTTGTATTTGATATGATAATGAAAATGAACAAAAATATTAAAAAGAAGCCAATACCTGCTATATTGAAACCACATAGAATGTACACTGGTAAACAAGTTTTTGAGATGCTTGTACCAGACAACTTTTATTTTGAGAGAAAAGGTGCGATTGGTAAAGATGAAAAATCATATTATGATGATGATGGAAAGGTAATAATCAAAAATGGGATATTTTTATGTGGAACATTATGTAAAAAATCACTTGGTACGTCAGAAGGTGGAATAATACATTTACTATGGTTAGAATATAGCAAGGAAATTGCAAAAGATTTCATCAGTAATTTGCAATATATTGCAAATTATTGGCTTGTAAGACATGGATTTTCAATTGGTGCTATGGATATTTTTCCTGATGAAACAACTGAACAACTTGTAAGATCAGTACTACAGGATTCAAAGTTAAAAGTTGAGCAGATAATTAAAATTTGTAATGCTAAACAATTTGATGTAACTAAATACGAATCAAAAATAAACCAAACATTAAATAATGCGATGTCTCAAGCAGGTTTAATTGTTAAAAATAATTTACCTGATTGCAATAATATAAATGCTACAGTAACTGGTGGTTCTAAAGGTTCTATGTTTAACATTGCACAAATCATGGGTTGTGTTGGTCAACAAAATGTTAGTGGTAAACGTATAAACTTTGGTTATATTAATCGTGTTTTACCACATTTTGAAAAACATGATAATGGACCAGAAGCAAAAGGTTTTGTTGAAAATTCATATAAAAATGGATTGAAACCACATGAATTTTTTTATCACGCAATGGGAGGCAGAGAAGGAATTATTGATACTGCAATTAAAACATCTGAAACTGGATATATTCAACGACGATTAATTAAGGCAATGGAAGATTTGAAGATATCATATGATGGTTCACTTCGTAATGCAATGGGTGATATTATTCAATTTATATATGGAGGAGATGCCCTTAATCCAACATATGTTAGGAATATAAAAATAAATTACATTAAACCATTTTCTGAAAATTTCAATGAAAAATACAATAATATACATAACATTGATGAAGTTAATAAAATTGCCACACTTATGGATAAACTACAATACACAAGAAATATTAAACTTCCTTTCAATATTACACGCATGTTACAGATGTATTCTAAAAACGATTCTGATAATTTAGTATCGTTTGATTATGCATCTATTCAAATTCAAAAATTGATTGATGATATAAATCAATTTTATTATTATTTTCATGATACTGCAAGTTTTTATTTAGAAATTTACATTCGGACTGAATTATGTACTAAAACCATTTGCAAGTTATTAACTGTTTTACAATTTGATACTATTATTAATAGATTACTAAAACTTTTTAGACAATCACTTGTTGAACATGGCGAAATGGTTGGTACTATTGCTGCACAATCTATAGGAGAACCATGTACTCAACTTACTCTTAATACGTTTCATGCAGCAGGAATAAGTGCAAAAAATGTTACTCTTGGTGTTCCTAGATTCAAAGAATTAATTAATGTTGCTAAAGTTCTGAAGAGTCCCTCAATGACTTTGCAATTAAAACCAGAAAATATGACACAGTCGCAATGTGAAAATTTATCATGTGATATTGAACAACTTTTATTAAGTGATTTTATAATTAACTGTAGCATTTGTGATATTTCTTCAATTAATGATGATTATTTTGAAATTCCAAATGATATTGAACATAAATATTTTCAGTATGGTATCAAATATATATGTAATAAACAAAAATTAAGTGATTCTAAAATCACATTTTTAGATATAACTGTAAAATTAATGATGGAATATGAAGCCTTGCATTGTATTGGTATAGAAAATGAATGTGCATTATTAATAGCGGTTTACAATGATGAAGATATTACATTAGAAACCATAAAAATGTTGAATTCTAAATTGCGCACTGAACAAATTAAAGGCATTTATGGCATTACAAAGGTTTATATTAATCCTGAATTTACTACACTTGAAACTGACGGAACATGTCTGGAAAAACTATTAAGTAGTAATGACTTTGATATCTGTAATAGTTTTTCAAATGATATAACTGAAGTTAAAATTCATTTTGGAATTGAAGCAGCACGTTCTATTTTATTATCAGAAATACAAAAAGTTATTGAATTTGATGGCACATATGTAAATAAGAAACATTTTCTTACATTGGTTGATGTAATGACATATAAAGGTGGGTTAATGTCTATCACAAGACATGGTATTAATAAAAGTGAAAATGGTCCATTAATGAAATGTTCATTTGAAGAAACTGTTGATGTTTTAGCAGATGCTGCTACATATTCAGAGTTTGATATGATTAAAGGTGTTACAGAAAGTATAACCCTTGGTAAGATAGCTAAAATAGGATCTGGTAATATAGATATAATGTATGATTATGAACAATTCTCTAATAAGCAAAATAATTCAATTCCTAATACAATATCAGAAATATATACTCCACTGGATGTTAATAGTGATGAAGATTATTTATCAAGTTATTTTTCAGATGATGAATTTGTTGAAAGTTTTTTCTAATAATATATTATGTATACTGATTTTCCATATATTTCGACATGTTTAACTCCATATAATAAATCTTGTTATACACTTTCACCATATACTAAATCATCCTCATGTGAAACACCATACATACAATCTTCATGTCAAACACCACAAACTAAACCTCAAACAAATTTTCCTTGTGAGAAATTTAATACTTCCTCATGTGCACCATGTGAAACTATCGATATTCCACCATGTAAATCATCAATATCACCATGTAACCCTCCTCCAAATTGGGTGCTTAGTCATAAACCTCCATACATACCTCAAAGAAATTATGAAACTATTGGACACCTAAGTAATCCATTTGACCCTATTTGTAAACGTAAACAAACACTTAAAGAACAAGATTACCCTGATGTAAGCAAAAATACAAAAATACAACTGAAAAATATTCACTATTTATTGTTCATTTTCATAATAATATTATTATACAACTATTTAAATAAATAACCAATCAGTGTCTAAATATGACACATACAATATATACTGATGGAAGTTGTTTAGGAAATCCTGGAAAAGGTGGATGGGCTTTTATATATATTCATGATGATGGTGTCACAAGTTATTCTGGTTCAAATCCTTCAACAACTAATAATATTATGGAATTAACTGCAATTATTGAAGGATTGAAATATATTTCATCATTACCTGATGTTCAAAAAATTGAAATTTATTCTGATAGTAAATATTGTATTGATGGAATAACAAAATGGATTAATAAATGGGTTCAAAATAATTGGAAAACTAGTTCAAATAATAAAGTTAAAAATGAAAATCTTTGGAAAGAATTATATGAATATACATCAAACCTCTCTGTTGAATTTCATCATGTTAAAGCCCATAATGGTGACAAGTATAATACAATGGTTGATAATCTTGCACAAAACGCTGCTACAAATTGTTTTAGTACATAAAAATAATATAACTTAAAGAGCATTGTTTTAAGTATATGTATAACTATGGAGTTTTCGCTTAATTTTATCAATAGTTTGATTTCATCTGCTAAGGAACACAGAAAATATTCTCCAAATCCAAAGGCAATTCCAGATAGCTTTAGAACTATTCAAAATGGAAAAGATGAGCTTTACAATGCATTATTATTTGAAGCTCACAAATCAATGCAGGAACCAATAAATGATTATACAGAACCTTTATTATGTTGCGTAGATTTAGATTTGGATAAAAGTGGGATAATAACAAAATTTGTTTCAGAGGTTGAGGTTGAAGTAACATATGCAAATGGTGAGGTGAAAGAATATAATAATGTGCATGAATTAAAAATTTTCACAAGTCCAATTCCATATGATAGACATCTTAATGCCATACAATATTGTAATCCAACTAAATTGATTGAACATAGTTTATTAACACCAACAGTTAATTGTAAAATCACCGTTCCTGAATTAAAAGCTTTATGTAAACAATCAGGATTAAAAGTTAGTGGATTGAAACAGGAATTGATTAACAGACTTATTGAAAATTATGCATATCCAAAAATAACAATCTATCATGGACCTCCTGGTACTGGTAAAACATATACAGTTTTAAAATTATTAGTCAAAATGTTATCAAAATTGCCTTTAAATCATAGGTTTATTATATGTGCACCAAGTAATGTAGGTACTATAAATATGTATACACGTGCTCGTGATCTAGGTATTAACTGCACATTAGTGATGAGAGAAGATAAGATACCAGCAGGCACAATAATTACAGATGAAGAACGTGAAAAATGGAATCCTAAAACTGCAAGAATTGTATTCAGTACAGTTTCAGGAAGATGTGGAAGTATTTTGAAAAGAGAACAATTTCATAGTGTTATAATTGATGAAGCTGCACAATGTCAAGAAGCATGGGCATGGGGTCTTTTGAGAACTGAAGTTATTAATTTGATAATGGCAGGTGATCCTTATCAACTCCCTGCTCAAGTAAGTCAAGATGGGAAAGATTTGAATTATGGAATTAGTCTCATGGAACGTCTCATGAAAATTGGTCATACATCAATACTACTAAATACACAACGGCGAATGCATCCTAATATTGTAGAATTTCCAAATCAACAATTCTATAATAGTAAACTATTAACCAATTTTGATATAAATGAGAATTATTCTATAAAACCATATGAAATAATATCAATACAATCAAATGAAGAAAAAACAGGCACAAGTTTTAGTAATGAAATAGAAGCTAAACTTGTGATATCATTAGCAAATAAACTAAAACAAACTTTTAATGATACAATTGTGATAAGCCCATATAAAGGACAATGTGAACTTTTACAAAAACTTGATCCATCATTAATTATTCATACTGTAGATTCTTTTCAAGGCAAAGAAGCAGATGCAATAATCATATCAACAGTTCGTAGTGGTAAGAATATAGGATTTTGGCAAGATTATAGGAGACTCAATGTAGCACTTACAAGAGCTAAACATGTACTTCGAATTATAGGCAGTATAAATACATGGAAATCAAGTAATAGTGTAATGACTAGTTTAGCAAATTATGCAGATGAAAATGCTTATGTAAAAACTGTAAGTCCTGTAGATTTATTAAAATTAAATATTGATATAAGACTAATTGATATTAAGCATTTCTTAAATACAACCATTTGGAATGAACCAATAATTGATTCGCGAGTTTTCACTTCATGTAAAAGTGATTTAAAACTTGAACATATATTAGCAAAAACTATTGTGAAACTTTGTATTGGTACTAAGCATAAATCTACATCACTTGTCAGCTCAACTGTAAATGATAATGTTGCAGTTGATTGGTGTGTAATAATTGATGAAAATTCAATGACTACTAAACTAAGAATATTGAATGTTAGATATAATGGAACAAATACAAATATTCTTTCAGATGCCATTAAAACTTTGGAAAAAAATGGACCAGAATGGAATGAAATTTGTAAATATGAATGTGGTCCCACATCATTGTCTTCTTTACCCTTTAGAGGAAAACGACCACCTCCAAAAGTTCCAGAAATTCCACGGAATAGGAATAGAGAACGTTTTGCCGCACAAAATCTTGTTGCATCATTCAGAAAATAAGGTTAGATTTTATTATTTTGTTTTTATTGCATGTTTTACAAATAATAATATAATGCCTATAACTAAAAAAAAAGTTCAGCAACGACCAAAAAAAAACAGGAAATCAAAACAGAAAGCCGTAAAAATAATTGAGGATTTATATTTAAAGAAAACACAAAAAAAACAAATACAAGAATTAATTAAAAATGCAAAAGAAAACTATCAAAATGCTATAACATATGAAAAAATACCACCAAAACAATTGGACAATATATATGTATTAGATGAAAATTGGAAAAGAGGTAGACGAAACTTATATAAACAATTCACAATTGCTCAGTTAGCAAAATTAAAATTTTTCTCCCCTATAAAAAGAACACCTTTGTATATGGCCCCAGGACATATGAAATCTGAAAAAGTTTTGAATGAATTGTATAAGACAACAAAACAAAAAGTAGAACAAATATATCCAAGAGAACACCCAAGAAATTCAGAGTATAGTTCAGATATGAATAGGTTACTTACTAAATTCAAGATAATGGTTGAGTCACCATATACAAAATTATCTGGGAAGCCAGTTAAATTTAGTAAAATGTACAATGCTTCAGGTTACAATGGAAAATTTGATTTATTAAAGAATATGATTATAAATAAAAATCGTACAGTTAAAAAAATAGCATCATTTTATGATGTAAAATAATAAATAAGTTACTTCATATTTGTTAATCTATACATTGTAAAAGCGCAAATACCACATCCAAGTAAACCTGAAATAGTTTCGCAAGTTTCAATAGTGGATTCAGGACAAAACTTTGCTAGTTCACCTATTAAAAAACACATAACACATGCAAAAAATACGAGCGAAAAAGGACTCATTCCTTTTGTGTAGTTTTTCATTTATTATATAGAAACATTATTTTTCACATTAGTTTCCATTTTTTTTAGACATTTTTACAAACAGTCCAAATGCTGAAAGTATTAATGATAATACAACATATGTACGTATTACCTTTGTTTCCGTATCATCAAAGCTAAAATTTTTTACATCCATTTTTTCTCCTTTGAATGTTTTTTGTACCATGATTACTAAGTACCAGATATTCACTAATATATATCCCATAGAAATTATAGCAATTACTCCTAGAACAGACTTATTTTTAATACTTGCCATGTATGTAATATAAATATATATTATAATTCTAAATCATTCTCATGTGGGAATTGGTATATTTAGTACTTAAAGAAATTATTTTTAGTATTATAAGTATGCCATTGCATAGGTTTACTATGATTGACTGGAAAAATTTTCTTTCCATTCATAGACTATTGATTAATAGTAATGAATGACGATGAAAAACTATCATATATAATAAAAACCTTAGATAAGATTTCAAAAAGAATAGAAAGTATTGAAAATCATACAAAGCAAATGACTGCACATATTAATTTTATAAACAAGGTATATTTAAAATATAAAAATATTATGGATTATATTCACTCTTTATTATTTAATAAGAATTAATCTTAAAAATAAGATATATGATAAGAATTATCAAAATGAACATAGTAATTATACTTGACATCATTAATGGTTTATAATTAGGAATAGTTATATCAGGTTCTATACGAGATAAAAGTGCATTAGAATTTTGTATAGCAGATTCAATAGAATTATAACGATGAAAACTATTACCAATATGATGCCCTGTAAACCACACTTGGTCTTTATCTTCTAACTCAGAATTTGGTTTCAAAAATCCAGGTGGTGATAAAACAAATGCTCTATCATGTTCAACCCATTCCTTGTTTTTCTTTGATAAACTTGGATTTAATGATTTTATGACGCATTTATTGTCAATAGATATATCATATTCTTCTCTTATTATTTCTACAATTCTATGTAAAAATATAGATGAGTTCATATCATTAGCTGTCATTCCAAGTTTAGGATCTACATTTTCTGGATATGTAACACTTATTACAAACATACTCTTAACACCAGGGTAAGTATTTTTATTGAAATATCTGCCCATATCCATAGTAATTAATTGCCATGGATGTTCTCCAGGAATTCCCCATTTGTGCTTTTGTACAAATTTATCAAATCCAACTGTTGCACATAAATATGAATCATATTCTTGCTCATAAGCACGTTTTTCTAAATTTGCAAAATATTTATCCAACCCTTCTATATTAGCACAAGCAACTGGAGGAACTGTAACTATTATTTTATTTGTTTTTAATAAAGTTCCATTTTGCAAGTATACAACATTTTTGTCTATTTTAGAAACATTAGAATCAAAAAGTATATTAACATTTCTATCAACTAATAGATCATGTGCTTTATTCCATATCAAATGATTTAATGGTTTAGTTGGTTCATAGATTTTGTAAGGACCTGTATCACATATTTCTAAAAATACACCTAATAATGTTTTATGTGTATCTCCTCCATCAAGTGTTCTACATAATTTATCAAGTTTTAATCTACTTTCATCTGTAAATCCAATATGATTCATAAAATCATCTACTGTATAATTATCAGAATATGAGATATGTAAAATGTTATGTCTTATAAAAGCCCATGTTAATGATAAAAATTCTATAGGGGTAAATTTCATAAAAGAGAGTACTTCATAACTAAACATACTATAATACTCTATGAAGTCATCTTTACTTGTATCAAATTGTTTAATCCATGACCAGAAATTTAAATAAGAACCAATATATACTCGTGGTCCATGTTCTGTATGAACTTCTTCAATATCATTATTTACTTTATTTGGTGCATATCTAACACGGTGGCAGCCACCTAATGATTCAAGGGATTCTATTAGACAAACTTTATATTTATTTGACAAATGTAATGCTGTATTTATTCCTCCTGGGCCACCACCAATAATTACATAATCATACATAATTCTATATAGAAATTAATATTTTATTTGTATACTTCAATGGAGATGCCTATCATTGCTATCAAATTTTTAACTGTGATAATGTTTTTGATATCTGGGTTTTACAAATTATATGATCCATCTATTGGAATTAACAAACTGATGAAATGTCAAAAGAATCTCTTTAGCAATAATTTAAATTTGGTAAAAACTATCGTCTTTTTAGCTGGTATATGGGAAGTAATAGCTTCATTACTTGTTTTATATAAAAATGATCAAAATTGTATCTATGCTCTTTATTCTTTGGTAGTTTTTACAATACTTGCTACATTGTTATGTCATTTCCCACCAGTAGGCTTCACTTATTATCCATTTATAAGTAACATTACAACTATTGGCGGTTTGTTAGCTTTAATAAAATTAATACAAACAACTTAAAGAACATATATATTAGAAATTAAATGAATTGGTTTATAAAACTATGGGATGTATAACATCAAAACCATTCAAGCATATCAAGATTGATTATGAAAAACCAAAAACTTTAGTATGTTTTAACAATGGCAAATTTGGTGATTTTTATGTAAATAATAAAAACTTATATACATTTACAAAAGGTTTAAATTTAAAAAACAAAAGTAATTCATACAGGACAATTTGCAAGGAAGTAAAAGTATTTGATTTACCAATTAATAAGTACATTATCACAGCACTAGATATTTATAGAGATAAATTGAATGTTTATATTGAAATGCCAAAATATCATCAAACCTTATTAACTTATACTGATAATAACAATGGATTAATGACAAATGAGTCAATTGATGTTATTAATAATATAACAAGAGGACTTAAATATCTTCATGACAATGAAATTATTCATAATGATATTAAACCATCCAATATTTTGTTAAATGATACTACTGATTCATGTGTTTTAGCAGATTTTGGATTTAACAATGAATTAGGAATATGTGGTACATATGGGTATATAGCACCTGAAAAATACAATGGATATACAGATTATTATAATGATATATGGTCTTTAGGAATTACAATGTTACATTGTATATCTAATTCATCAGTAATAGATATTCTTTGTTATAATAATTCTGTTAGTCCAGATAAAGCAAGTGATTTTACATATGAGGAGATGTTTAAATTTTATATTAATCCAAATCCAATCCTTGTTCATTTACTGATGAATATGCTAAAAACAAATACTGATATACGTTACTCTATTGAAGATATTTGCATACACCCATTATTAATACCAGGAATTGAGAAAATACATCACAAAGATACAGTTTTAATAATAGATGATGATCCTGTACATTTGAAAATATTAGCGCAAAAAATGAAAATGAAAAATATTAATGTTCACACATCGAATTGTGTAATGAATGCATCATATTTGCTTAGTTTAAATAAATATGATTGCATTATAAGTGATTTATATATGCCAATTGTAAATGGAAATGAACTACATGAGATGATAAATCTACCAAATTTTCATTTGATATCTGCTTATGAAAATATTGATTATTATGATGTAATTTTAAAAAGTGATTTTAATAAATTAATCAGAATTGTGTATTCAGATTTTGAAATTATGTAATATTTTCAAAAATCTGTACCAACTATTTTAATAAAATCATATTTAGTAGACTTAAAATACTCTGCTACTTCTGTAAAAGAACTCCATGTTGAACCAAGTAGAGCATTACAATTACTCAAGGTCAACATATCTGCAAATGCACTTTTAATACTGTCACATGAACGATCTACAACATCATGATTAGCAAATTTAGAAGTATTAATATTATGATGTAAATTTGCTCCAAATATTGACTTCATTCGCGGAATAATTGTTGGTGTATCAGTAGTTATAAACCAATCACAATCAATTTCATCTTCAAGTCTAATCATCTCAGCAATAAAATTACTATAATGACATTTACTTCTAGCAGTTTTAGTTTGATCATAGTTAGTTGCAGTGTAATTGGATGGTAATTCCCATTTATTTTTCAACTTATTATCCATACGAATGTGTACACCTATTGTATATTTTTCAAAATGTTTAACAGATTTCTTTATATCATGACAAACGGTTAAATTTTGCAAACATTTTTTCATTGTTAAATAATCAATTCCTTCAAATTCTAGTATACAATTTGATTTTACAAAAATACTACGATTAAGGAATACAATAGGTGAGTCTTTATTATTATGTTCATCATCATTTACATAGTTATATTTATCTCCGCCTAAATCAAATGGAATATCTATATCAACATCAATATGTGGGAAACTATCTATAAAAAGGTCATTGAATTTACAGCCAAAATGAACATCTATAGGCCATTGAAATATTAAACACATATTGTATTTTTGAACATATTGCAATGCGCTCATCAATGCGCGCAAACGATTTCCTAAACCATGGTGTGGTCTAAAAATAAAGAATGGACATTGTGAATTGTAAAATAAATTTTTGGAAGCTTGAATTGAATAATGTGTATCACGATGATCATTTATAGACCATTGTTTAATATTTTCATTATAGATTATTTCATCATGACAACATTTTGTATTTAATTGTTGTTCTTGAATTCGTAAACTATCATCATGGGGTATATGTTCAATATAATTATGTTTTATGTCATTACGTTTAATTTTTATCAATCTTAAGCGTTCATACAAGTCCTCATCATCTCGTCCATATGTCAAAATGTGTTCACTATAACCATTTACATAAAAGAAATCATGTTTATAGATATAAATGAATCCATTCAAGTGATCTTCATTTTCATTTCTACTATTACGCCAATTTCCAGCATAAAACATTCCTTGTGACAATATATGTTCTTTAAAGAAATTTGAATTTATAAGTAAATAGTCTGTATCCATTTTAATAATTTTATTATAGGTAGCATTATAAATTGCAATATTATAAGCTTTTGACAAACACCAGGATTTAACTCCAATCACATTTATTATTTTAATACGTGAATCGACTATATTGTATTGTTTTAATTTACTATATATGGTTTCAGTACTTCCATAATCCAAAATGAGAATCTCATTTATATCATTGCATTTCAGCCATGTTGGTAAAGATTGAGAAAGCATATTCCATCTATTCATTGCTGCACAACATAATGAAATTCCATCATGTTGATAAAATAAAGAATCGTTTTTTTTATATTCATCTGATTCACGTAAAATTTTATCAACTTGACCTCGTTTCAGTCTAATTAAATTAGAATATTCATAAATACCATCATTATCTGCGTTTCTATGTAATACATCATTATACAATTGATGTACCTGAAGCATATAATATTATATTTTTTGATGAAAATAAAATGACGAGAATTCTTCTCTCTATATATATTACTATGACTGAGGAACTGCGTTTTATTGCATCGTATAATGATATCATAGATTTCTGCGAAACTGATATTGTTATGGCAAACAGATTTAGAAATACATTTGCAGAGGCACAAGCACGTGAAGTTACATTCAATCCTGTATTAAGTGCTGCTTCAAATCCAGAGTTGCTTACAAAAAAGCATGATTTTTGGACAAAACAGAATGATCCATCAAAAAGAGGAATTGGAACATTTGATGAAAATAAATACACTCGTTTTTTTATTACACATATGAAAAAACATTTGAAAAAACCAGAAAAATATGATGCTATTGCACGTACTGGATTTGATCCATATGGTCATTTAATGGAATTTGAAGAAGAGATCAATAGTTTTTACCATGATAGCACTTATTCTAAACTTGATTTAGCAGCATTACATTTTGTTGAAACCGGTAAAGAAGCTCCAGAAGTTGATTATCTTAAGTATGTAGCTTCATATGATGATGTAACTGAAGCTTTAAAAGATGAAGCTGTAGATTCAATATATGAATTAGGTAAAACTCATTATAATACCATTGGATTACCAGAACTACTTAAAGGAACTCGTGAAGTAACAGAGTTTTTTGATTCTGACAAATATATTGCATCATATGCTCATGTTGCTGATAATTTTAAAAATGAAGATGGAACATTAGATGAACATTCAGCTACAATTGCATATATAACTTGGGGAGCTTCAAATGGATTGTCAAGAAATTTATTCATGCCATATGTATATGTAGCAAACTATATCGATTTGATTAAAGAAGATATCTTTATTAATGGTGAAATAAGTTTTAAGAAAGTAGCAAAAATTTGGCTCAACAAATTTAAAGATGGTATTTTACTTGATAAATTTGATGCACATGATTTCAAAGAAACAATGGAACTTGGAGAAGAGGAAGATCCATACAAAGTTTTTGTTTTGAAAAAGATTACAGAATATAAAAAACAGCTTGCACGAGAAAATAGTTGTTTTTATAAGCTAGGTAAACTTTTATGTGCATCAAAACCAAAAGTAAAAGAAACACCTGAAGAAACAACAGAAGAAACACCTGAAGAAACA